TTTACCAAACCACCTGCACTTCCAAAAGACAAGTTACCACTACCATCTGTTATCAATGCTTTATTTGCACTCGGTGCTGTGCTTGGTAAGGTTAATGTATAGCTTTGTGATGCTGAGTGAGGTGGTCCTTTAATCTTTACTCCATGAGTATTTTGTTCGCAGTTTAATTGTATTGCACCAGAATCTGAACCTGCTCCTTTTGATATAAGTGTAGGTGCAGTAGCTAACTTGTCATTCGTTACAGTATTATCACTTGGTGTTCCTATATTAAGAACATCACCTAATACCATAATAAAATTTATTACATCACCTGTTACCAAATTACTTGCAAAAGTAATTGTATGATTTGAAATTGTAAAAGAACTGCCGGGATTTTGAATTATACCATTAAGACTAACAAGCATATGATTTGCACTTGCAGGACTAAAATTAACAGAGTCTTTCTGCATAGTATAGGCAGCTTGACCATTAACAACAGAAATGGTGTCTAGCTTTATAAAGTTTCCTGTTATAGGTTGTTGTCCAATATAAGGCATTAGTTTGCTATCTCCAACCAAATAACTGTACTTGGTGAACCTGCTTGACTTGCATTATTACTTCTATTAATTCGTAATGTGCCAGATGAAACTTTACCTTGACATTTAACAGGTATTGCTGAACCATCAGTATTTGTAATACTTGTAAATATTGTTGAAGGCATATATGATAGATTGTTCAATGCATCTATACTATAAAATATATGTGTAGCTATAGGAGTAGTGCCTGTTGTTGATAAAAAATCTGTACCATCAACAACCCATTTATAATAACAATATGCTGTATTTACACTATCAAAATTTGCAACACCAGATATAAGAACAATACTACTTGAACTTGATGGTGTAAAACTACCAAAATCTAAATCGTCCGCATAGGAAGTTGCACTTGACCTTTCAGAGTTCGCTGTAATCTGTGTAATTTTATGGCTCAATAGTTTACCTCCAACACCTGTTGATAACGAACTTGTTAATATTTTACTTAATGGCATAATCTATTCCTTTGGGTATTTCTTTTTAATTGCAGTAACATTTTCTTGCCACTTAGTTAATCCATTTTCTGTTATATATTCAATTTGTTTTGCAAGGCTACCATATTCTGCCACTCTATTTTGTATTGCTGTTGCTTCTTTTACCAGTTTATCTGCATCAGAGTCTTTAGCTTTGAGTTGGTCATTTGTTGGTTTAGCTTTATCTTTTATATTCCATTCAGCAATATATGCACCTTTACCATCATCTCGTACAATTACATCTGTTGTAAAATCAACAGCTTTACCCATATATGTTTCTATTTGTTTTGTTAAACTTGCCATATCTAATCGCCTATTTTAAATCCTGTAAACCAACTTCTGTGTTTTTTAGGTGTTGTTGTTTCATCTGACGCATAAATATATGGTGTACTTGATGTAATATTAACATAACAATAAACTTCAATATAATCATTAACTGCCAAATCAAGTACCACAGTATTTAATACACCATCAAAATATCCCAAACCATCACCAGTACCAGAAGGTGCTTCATGTTTATTTGATACTCTTATATGCTCAGAACCATTTTTATAAAACGCAACTGATACATTATGTTGAAGATAATTGTTTGCCGCATTTTTAACCATACAATGAGCAGATAAAAAATATCTTCCTGCTTCTGCACAAGTAAACCTATAATTACTTGCTTTATCATAAACACTACTCGCATCAAACTCTTCTTCATCAAATTGTACTTTTACAAATGTTTGGTCAGTTAAGTTATGTTGTGTTTTTACATAAGCAAAAAAAGATGGGGAATTTGGTGTTGTTGATATAGTTGCAAAACTATTATCACCTCGTAAAAATGTACTACTACTTTTTGTACCTGTAGCTGACAACTGTGCCATTCCTACACTACCACTTGCAGGATTTATTGTTCCTACCGCTCTACCTATATAGACACAATACATATCATCTGTACCTGCTGTTGCTTCTGTTAATGTTAGAGCAGTACCACTAGCAGAATATGCTGTAGTAGGTTCTTGTCTTACATTGTTAATAAATAAAGCGATATCATTAGCATTAGTTACTGATTGTGATAAAGTATAGTTTTGAGTTGCACTTACAGAAAAATCTTGTTTTACTAATGATTGAAATGATGTTGCAGGTTGTTGACCTATATATGGCATTTATATCTCCTATGAACTAATTGCATCTACTGCACTTACCCAAACATCTAAACTACTTGCTGTATCACTTATTACTTTTAATGCATCTCCAGATTGTACTACAAATTTTGCTCCACCATCTAATACCTGCAAAGCTGATCCAGCAGGTATAGACACATCTTTTACAAGACTAATATCATTTGATCCGTCATTAATGTAACAATGAACTGTTATTGCACTTGTATGAACATTTGCCAAACTAATGCCTACAATAGTATCAAAACTATTTGCTGTAAATATTGTAGTAGCACCTGTTCCTACTGCATTACTTGTATATCTTCTAAAATCTTGTGCCATAATATATCCTTTCTTTTATATCATAAGGCAATGGACATAGCAATACTAAACCCATTTGTTGCAAATGATGAAGTATCTACTAATGTAATTTCTACAAATGAACTACCATTATAAACTCTTAATCTATTTGTACTTGTATTAAAATATAAATCACCTGTTGTTAAAGCATCTCCATCATTGTCTACTGTAGGATCACTTGATTTAGCTCCTAAATATGTATCATCAAAATTATCAACACTTGCTGCTGCTGCTGCTGCCGAAGCTGCTGCTGCTGTAGCAGAATTAGATGCATTTGTTGCAGATGTAGATGCATTACTTGCTTGTGTACTTGCTGTACTTGCATGACCACTAGCTGTACTTGCACTACTAGCTGCTGCTGATGCACTTGTAGATGCTTCACCTGCTTTTGTCGTTGCAGTAGCTGCTGATGTTGTAGCACTAGCTGCATCTACTAATAAATCCCATTTTGCACTATCTGCATTACTTGTTAATGGTTGTGAGCCACTAGATGTATGTGCAGTATTTGCCATAAATATATTATTGGTAGATGTATCTTTTACAATATCCCTAACACCATATGCTCTACTAGCTGCCCAATCACCTTTATTAGAACCAATTTCATTTGTTACTGCTAGTTCTCCGGCACTATCAAACCCTAATACCTTACCACCTCTATCTGTTACACTCTCTGTAAAATCTGTAGAAGTAAAAGTATTTGTTGGAGAGTATTTTATACATCTATTTATTTGTTCTTGTAATTCTTGTGCTATAGATAAATTTTTATCAAATGCTCCTTCAACACTATCTGCTGTAAATGGATCATTTTCAACTAAATCTAATGTTTGTGTTTGTGTGGTATCTCTTCTAAGTACAACTGTTTCTGTACCTGTAGGTATATTACCAGATGTAAACACTACATTACCTCCACTAGCAGTACCTGCACCTGTTACAGTATAATGTGTAGTCAATGATTTTTCAGTTTCCAAACCTGTTGATGATCTAATAATTACCTGTATGTCTGCATCTGCTGCTATCTTAAATGTATAAGCAAATGTATCTTGTGAACCATCACCAGAATAACTGTTTTTTATTGTTGTAGTTGTTATAGTCATTTTATATATCCTAACATAATTACATTATTTTTTTAAGTCTTTAAAATTTTTTTCATAATTTGCAACTAACTCGTTTACCTGCTTTGCATGATTTAATATTGCATTTAATGTTGTATCCAATAAATTATCTATTTGTTGTGGAGTAAAATCACTTTTACCAACTTCTCTTGTTTGTAATAAAGTGTAAATATTATATTTTTCTTGCATTTTTTCTGTATGTTTATTCATTATTTGCACAAGTCCAACTTCAAAATCTCCTACTATTTCTCTAGCTTTTTGTATTTGACCTTTTTCTATTAATTCTGTAACTTGCCCTTGATATTTTCTAATTTTTTTATAGTTTTGCCAATACTTTGATATTGGCTCTGCACTTAATTTAGTTCTTCTAAAAAAATAATTAGCTACAGGTGCTTTTGTTAGTTTATCAAATGTTTCATCAGACCAAGGTTTTATATAATCTTTTGCATCTTTATCAAATTTTTTAATTATAGCATCTAATCCTGCAATAACATCTCTTCCTAATGTAGCTGTATAAGCATTTATATAATGATCTATTATTACAGGACTGCCATAATTTCTTCCTTCTATTCCTATAAAATTACCTATTCCTCTAATACCATCACCTATTTTTTTTGCAACTTCACTCGTATATGGTGTTTCTTGAAATTCTGCTAATTTATTTTCATTACTTCTAGATACAATAGGTCTTTTTGTGTACATATTTCTATTAAAACCTTCTTCAAAATATGGCATAAACATATCTGTAACAGGAATAAAATTACTAAAATAACTCCAAGCACCTTCAAACCATGTTTTTTCCATTTTATTAACATAATCTTTATCAGTTTTATAAGCATAATTAAGCATTTTTTCTGGTAGTGTTGCAAATAACCATCCTAATTCCCAAGGTTTTCTAACTGTAAAATATTGTCCTTTTTCTTCATTTACTACAAAAACCCAAAAATTTAATTTTTCCCAATCAGAAGTTCCATTTTTATATGTTTCACTATCTCTATTAGCATACCAATTAATTATTGTTGGTACTGTCATTCCAAAAAAACCTGTCATTGCAAACCTTGTTATTTGTTTAGGATTAGTTGCAGTTCGTGCTAATTTATATAAACCTTGAATACCTGCATTTAAAAAAGCATTAGTTCTTGATGCAGCTTCCATTCTCGCACCTCGTCTTGAAAAATCTATAATATCTCTACCTTCATAAGTTGATAATGTATCTATTTGTCTTTTTGTTAATCTTTGATTAACAGGTAGATTTTGATTATCTTTTAATAATTTATTTTTTAATTGTTTACTTGCAACAATTCTTGGAGCTTGTTCTGTTAAAACTGTTGGTCTTTGTGCTAATCTACCAACTCTTGCTCCTGCTCTTTTCATTACTTCAAATGGATATAATAAACTTGATATAGGACTTTTTGAATCAAGAGTATGTATATAATCTCTTTTTTCTATTTGTTCTCTCATTTTATTTGCACTAAATAATTGTCTATCAGCATCTACAAATGTAGATTGAGCTTGTCCAGATTCTACAAATTCTCTTTCTATTTTTTTATTTTTTACTTGCCATACAATACCTTTTAATCCATCTACTACAGGTATATAAGTAGTTTTACTAATAAATGGCATTGTTAATTCTTGTGCTAAAAAGTTTGCTAATGTAAATTTAGGATGAACAGTAATACCAAATCTTTTTACCTGTGTTACAATTTCTGCTGTTTTAAATACTGCACCATCTACATCTATTAATCCATATAATTTGTTAAACTGTTTATCTCTTTTTATTGCTTGTACCAATACTTCTGATCCTAAATCCCATATCTCTCTTTTACCATTTCTCATAATAGATATTTGTGTATTTGTTAAATCTTTTGGTTTTGCTCTAAATATAGATAAATTATTTATTTGATCATCTGATAAGTTTTTAAGTTGAGGAAATGCTGTTTCTATTTCTTTTCTTGTAGCTGTTGTTTCTTGTATAGCAGGTTTTACTTTTTCTATAAATTTAAAAGCATCTGGATTTTTACCTTTAGCTGACTCTATTGTTTTTATAAAATCAACCATTGCAACATTTCTTTCAGCTAACATTATCATTTGCATAGTGTTTTTCATTGTCATTTCAATAGGATCAATAACACTTACTTTTTCAAGATATTCTTTTTTAGTTGCATTGTATTGTTTTTGTAATTGATTTTTTACTACTTCATCTGTTTCTGTATTTATTTTTTCTTCTAAATCTCTAACTTTTTTTTGTATTCTTTCCACACCTACTATTTGTTTGATAGGCATACCACCTTGTGATTTATTACCTTTAAATTTTGGATCAAACAATTTATAAAATGGTACAAAATCTTTATTTGCACTTATAATACTTTCTTTTAGTTTTTTAGTAATTACTCCTGCATCTTCCATATAATCTAAAATTCTTTGAGTAAACTCATCATATTCTTTAGATATATTTTCATATTCATCACCATATTTTGTTACAATATTTCTTGCTCTTTCTATAGGCATACCTGTTACAATACCTCTACCCTCAAGTTCTATAACTCTTTTTGATATTTTATAAATATTAAACTCATCATATTTTGATCTACCATTTTTATACTCCAATGGTTTTAATATTTCATATAACGATTTACCTGTAATTTTATCTGCATCAAAAAAACTTTTTGTTCCACTACCATTAATTGCTGACATAGCTTTACCAACAACACCTGCTAAATTAGTTATCTGTTCATATACAAAATTCTTTTCTGCACCTTCTTTTTCAGCTAATTTTTCTATTTTTTTTACAGGAAATATACTATCTATACGATCAAACATAAATTTATCTAATTTATTAAACACTCCATCTGCTTCTTTTTCTATTTTTACTTTTTCCGGTTTATAAAACTCAGACATTGCTTTCATATCTTCATCTTCATAATTTCTAGGAGGTACAACTTCTGCATCATTACTACCTATTTTTTCTCCAAATTCTCTAAGTTCCTCTCTTATTTCATTTTGCCTTCTACTTACTCTAACTTGATTATCTGGCACATCTGTTTCCCTTAAATTAATTTCTTCTATCTGATTATCTATATCTCTTGATCTGTTTTCTATGTCTCTAAAAGTTTCTATTGTATTAGCTCTAAAAGATTCTTCTTCTAATTCCTGTTTTTGTTTTTCTAAATCTTCTTTTTTTGGACCTTTACCATTTTCTATATCTTTTAAAACTTTAAATTCATCAACTAATTTTTTTATTTTGGTTGTCGCATTTTCTGTAAGTGTTTTATTAAAAACATTTATATTAATACTTGCAGCTTCTTGACCACTAACAGGGTCTTTTAATACATCTTGAACTACATCAGAAAGACTTTCTTTTGTATTAACCATTCTATTTACTGCCATTTGTGTAGCTTTAGCACCTATTCCTAATGTACCTACTAATAAAAGATTATCTTGTAATTGTTGTTTTGAAGGTAATGTCAATTTACCTTTTTCTACACTTTCAATAGCTGTTCCCATACCTGTCATACCTAAATATGTTCCTGCAAGTGTAGTCATAAAATTTTTGCTTAATCCAATTTTGTGTAAAGCAGCAGGTCCTGCTATAGTTCCTGCTAACATTGCACCACCTTTTAATCCTTCACCTACTCCATGATCTACAAACAAATCCCACCATTGTTTAAATCCTGTAACTTTGCCAGATTTTAAAGATTGAAAATATGTTTCTTTTATTGAATCATTTACAAACCCACCTGCAAATGCAGCTTTTGTAAATTGTCTTGTTAATAAATATGGTGCAGCTCCAATCAATCCTGTTGGTGTATCTCCTACAATAGTACCTATAGACCTAACTAATCTTTCTATTGCACCATCATCTGTTAATTGATTGCCAAATGCTTTTCTCCAATCATATCCTTGCTCACCTTTTGTATGATATTGTAACATTAAATTAGTTGTACTTTGCCCAAAACCTTCTCTAAAATAATCATATATTTGACTTTCTTCACCTACTGCCCAAGTTTTTACTTTATTTGCTTTATTTCTAATTACATTAATTCTTTCTTTCCAATAATTTCTAATTGGATTCATAACATCATCTTCTTCTTTTAATTTTTGTGTTCTATAAATTCCTAATTCTTTAGCAATCTGGTCATCATCAAAACCACCTTGCCTAAGAATATTTATTGATTTTCTTTTATGCTCGTTTATTTGTTCTTCAGATGCACCACCTTGTTTAAGTAAATTTATATGTTCTTCTATTGCTCCCATATTTTAAATTACTTTCCTTGAAGTCTTCTTAATATAAAATCAGTAACTTTTTCACCTTCTTTAATTTGAGTTTCATCTGGCAACTTTATTTGTCCTCCCTCAAAACCTTGTACTGCTTCTTTTAAAACCTCATCTGAAGGCAAAATAAAAGGTTCTACAAATTTTTGTAAAAATACAGGACTTTCAGTATTAACAAATACATCTTCAAGTGTATAATTTTGACCTGTCTTTGGATTTATTGTAGCTAATTTATCTCTTGCAATTCTTTTTAAATCTTGTTCTGATTGATATAACCTTACTTGTGCTGCATCTCCAACTGCATATGTACCTCCTTTTATTTGTTCTTCAACACTTGTAAAAAACCTTTTAAATGCAGTTTGAAATGCTTTTTCTTCTTTTCCTGCAAATTGTTGTATAATTGCTTTTTGCTCTAAATAAAATGGTCTTCTAATTTCTCTATCTCTATATCTTTCTGATAAACTTTTTGGTTTTTCTTCTCCTTTTACTGTAAAAGGTGTATCTGTGTCTTTTACAATACTTGTTGTATCAATTAATATTTCTATTTCTCTTTGTTTATTAAAATCTGGTTCACCTTCAATATCTTGTAATCTTGCCCTTTTATTTTGTATTTCTGCATCTACTTGATTTTTTGCTTGTGTTCCTCTTACTCTATCTCTAATATCTTTTAATTCTGTTACTGAAATATCATCTAAATCTTTTGTATCTATTTCATTAAAAACTTTTTCATTAAATAATTCATCTGACCTTTGTTTAAATTGCACTTCTTGTAATAAATTATCATTTATTTCACTCTCTAGTCTTTCGTATTGTTTTCTATCAATTTTTTCTCCACCAATATTATTTTTTTTTAATCTATCCATACTTGCTTGATAGTCAATAGTACCATCTGCTCGTCTAACTAAAATTATAGAATTATAAAACTCGTTAATAACTTCTTGTCTATCAGCTTCATAAGCAGCTAATGACTTTCCTGCACTTATTGCTGATTGATTGTCTTTATAAAATTTACTATTCTCTCCTGTTATACTTTCTAATAAACCAAATATAGCTTTATCTTCATAGTTTTGCTTACCTACTTTTATCTGCATATTTTTTATCTCTAATTCTTTTTGTACTGTTGCTCTGTTAACAGTTTCAGCTAATATTTGATTACCTCTTAATTTGTTTACTTCACTCATAAAAGATAATTTTGCTTTTTCTTTGTAATACAATCCTTTTTTTGCTGCCATAGGATCATTTTTGTAATAATTTCCAAAATCTTTATCTAAAAAAACTCCGAAATCTGATATTATTTTATCTGTTTCTTGCTGTGAATATACTGTATTTTGTTCTTTTAATTTTTGTAATTGCTCTTCTGCTTGTCCTAAAAAATATACTTCACTATTAGTAACCTTATTATTAATTCTTTCAGTTTCTAATTTTGTTTCTTGCTCAATAATGTTACCTAAAAAATCACTAGCAATTTTACCTGCTTGTGCGAACTGCCTACCTCTAAATTCTTGTCCTCTAAGCAAATTTGTTCCACGTGAAACATTTTGAGCTTGTATTTGTCCTCTAACAGGTCTAATTCTTATTGCCATTATCTTATACCTCTAGCTCTTAAAAATGCATTTCCAGATAATTGAGTCATTGGGTCTAACTGTCCTAATGTAGTTGTTGGACTTGATAAAAAACTGCCAGAAAATTGTCCTGAATAATATGCTGCTGTACCTAATTGAGCTACACCTTGTATCAAACTTGTTCTACGTTTAAAAGATTCTGCTGCTAATGCTCCGGCTAATTCTATATCATTCTCTAATAAACTTTGTTCTAATTCTTTTTCTGCCCAAAATCTAGCATCATCTGCTTCTTCAATAGTATTCTGCATAACTAATAATGGTGAACCTGTAAATCTTTTACCACTTGCACCGATTGCTGCTCTTTTTTCTGACAACATAGTTTTTTCTTGTCTATTAATTTTTATTTGTTGTTGCTTTCTTTGCAATTCAATTCTTTGATCTTCGTATGCTTTTGCTGTTCTTAAATTTTTTGCTTGTATTCGTGAATTTCTTATAGAAGCATAAGTGCCTAATATAGTTTGTAAACCACTTGCTACAGCAAAAAAAGTTCCAAAAGGTAATCCTATTCCAAACATAATTTAATCCACAGTTAAAAGGGTTCCTGTTATTCCTAATATTGTCATAGGTAAAGGTTGAGTTTGTTTGACAGTAATCTGCCCATCTCTATCCCATCCTAAATTTGTTACTCGTTTATCTCCTGTAAACTCTGGTATATTCTGACCCATAGGTGTTGCAGATGATCTAAATGGTAATTGATCATCATTTATTGTTGCACCCACTGTATTCAAAAATCTTACCATAACCTCATTATATCTTTTTTTCCTACCTTGTGAAGTACCTGCTTGACCTCCAAACTCTGGTTTTAATGTTTTTAATGTACTTGTAAATCCTAGTCCTACATCTATTGTTTTCGTAGATAATTCTGTTGGTATATCTACAGTTATTGCACCATTTGTTACTGTTTGTGGTGGATATACTGCATCTCCTATAACTATTTGTACCTTTTCTCCTTCAAGATGATCTAATGATGTAACACTTGTAGAAGATGAGTTTACTGTGCCTGTTAGATAACTATCCATATTTGCAGTAGAACTTAAATATTCTACATATTGTACTGTCGAACCATTTATTAGTCGTTCAATAATTACCCATACTTGATCTTCACCACCTTCTGGAATACTTGCTACACTTTTTGCTTTTGAATGTGTTTCACTTGTAACTGCTAGTCTTGTAGAATCTGTTGTTTCAACTGTTAAAAGACCTGTAGCTTGTGGACTTGTTTCTGTAATTGTTACAATGTTTGCAGCAGGGTTTGCTACTGTAAAATCTGCATGAGCATTTATTGCTGTAAATATATTATCTGCTGTTGTATTGTTATTTATATTTGGTCTAAATCCTAAAGAACTTGAAGGACTACTACTCCCTGCTGTTTCTGATGTAAATGTTACTTTTGATCCGTCTGATTTTGTTAACACAATACGACTACCTACAGGTATATTTGCATAGTCTGTAACTGTAACTGTTGCTGATCCTGTTTTACCACCAAATATATGTCTATGCCATGCTACTACATTTTCTTCTCTTTGATATGTCATGCCTAAAAACACACCATCTTCTCGTATTGCCCAATAAACAGAATCTGGTTCTTGTGCAAAATCTACTTCTGTAATACCATTACCTGTAATATGTTCTGATAATATAGTCATATCTGGTGCAGAATATGCATCATCTTCAAACTTATAATAAAATTCTCTAATTTTTTTTTGTTGTCTTTGAATAAATAAAATAACATTACCAATCTGTATTGGTCTTGCTGGATATACACCATAAGTTGTTTGTTGTGCAATATTTACATTATCTGGTTTTAGTGGTTCTCCTGTTGGTCTACCTACTTTATATTCTGACCCTGCTGTACCAACAATCAAATCTTTAGATGGTGCTAACCATCTGATTGTATTTACCTTATTTGCTGCAATAGTATATATAAATGCATCTGCTGCATCTGCATCTCCTTCATCAAAATTATCATATAATCCAGATTGTGAAGCCCATATTGTTTGTGGAAAGTTTGTACTTCCACCATATAAAAGTCTTTGCTCAAAAAAACTAACAGCTCTTGGAAATCCTGTTGTATTTGAATATGCACCTAGTTGCCATTCTTTTGTTGCACTTCCTGTTCCTACTGCTGTAAATATTTCATAAGTTACAACTGTTGCACTTGTAAATCCTGTTATTTTTCCATGACCACCTTTTACTTTTACCAATCTACCAACATCTGTACTTGCAAATAAATCTGCACTAGCTGTTAATGTCCTGCCTGTGCCTACTGTTGTTGCACTCGTTGTCAAAGTTGTAGAAGTTGTATTTTCATCTAAATATGGACCTTTTTCAAAATCAACATCTGAAATACTCCAATTAGTATGACCTGTTCTAGTCAATTTTGTTGGTTCATGTGATGGATGCACTAAATACATAACATCTGCTGATTGAGCAAATTGTATTTCAGATAACTGAGATGATGTGTATTCTGTTGTTATTTCATATACTTTGGCTGCTGTACCACCAGAAGTATAAGTTGTATAATTAGTTGAATTTACTCCAGATAACTCAAATGTGTTGGTTGTTACATTTGCTATTGTATATCTTCTTGCATTGACTTCTGTCATACCACCCACATCATTTAACCATATATGATCTCCATTAGAATATCCATGTGATGATACTGTAACAACAGCCGGATTTGCCTTTGTTATTGCTGTTACTGTTTTTGTTGCTTCTGTTATTTGACCATTATCTTTATAAAATCTTATATATAAATTACCAAACTCTAATATATACGATTGTTCTATATTAAACTCAAAAGGTATCAATCTAGTTGCATTAGCTGAATTTTTTACCTCACACACAAACCTAGAACCATATCTTCTTGTCGTACCACCCTGTGGAAATACTATCATATTCTCCATAGTTTCAACTGCATTGTTGTATTTTTTAAAATCTACTTGACCAAATAATTTAGGTGAAATTTCACCGGATGTAAAATTTGTTTGAAATGGATGAACTCTTGCCATTAAGGTGCTCTAAAATCAGTAAACACAGTTGATATAATACTATCAGTTGTTCCCTCTGTGCTATCAAGACTTCTTGCTTCTGATAACTTTCTTTCAAATAACCTTTGCATTTGTGCTTGTAATGTTGTGCTATTTGTTACAGGATATGCTAAATCTACTGCAAGTTTTGCAGTAAGTGTATCAACAAACATAGAATCAAATAAACTTGGATCAGTAACTCTTGCAATATAAGTTATTTTTGCTTCCCCTTCATCTGTAAGTAATACCCTGCCTTGACCTGCTAAATTTTCTATTTTAAATTCAAAATCTTCAAACTCCATTTTTAATACTCGTAAACAAAATGGATCAGTTGGCAATGCAAATTGATTAGCATATTCAAATGCAGGTGCTGTTGATAACTTTGCTAAATTTGCTCTGTTAATAGCAAAATTCCAAGTATGTGATCTTAATACTGCATCTCTTGATGGTGCATAAAATGCATTACATAATCTTGCTCTTTCACTATCTTCTGTTAATGATGCGATAGGACTATCGCCCAACCTTCGTAGAGCATTTGAACATATTGATACTTCTGTTGCCATAATACTCCTAATGTAACAAAAAGGGGGTCTTTTGCAACCCCCAAATTGTAGTCTATTGTTCTAATCAGTTATATAAGTAACTACCATAGTAATATCACCTGCTGCTGCTGTTGCTGCAACATTAGACATTGTTAGGGCAATTCTTAATGGAACTCCGGGGTCTTCTGATAGACCACCATCTTCCCATGCATGATTAGCTATTGCATTGACATTCTTTGCTTCAAATGCAACTTCAACACCTGCTGTGTTTGCTGCTTGTAAAGTTGTTATAGCTGTTGCATAACAATCTTCATCAATAACTGCATCTGCTGCTGTTTCAGTACCACCAATAGTAAACTTACTAGCTCCATTATACAGACCTACATTGGCTGCTAGTGTTGGTGATCCATTTGAATCAAGATCATCATTGTAAAGTTTTATTGACATGACTTTTGCATTTGATGGGATTTGTGCCATCATGATTACATCATCATTATCAATATCACCTGTACCTGCTGCAATAGTATCAGCAAATACTCTCATCTTGCCATGAACACTTCCGACTTCGGAAATAACTCTAGGAGATGCATCTAGGTTTGTAATTTCTACAGATTTAGCTGTTGCCATGATTTACCTCCTATGACTCTTGACAAGCAATTTCTACAACTTTTTCGTCTTCTACTCTCGTAGCTCCGATTGTCATTGATAAAAATACTTGTGTTGCATAGTTCTTGTCAGCTCTTTCAGAGATTCTTGTTTCAATATCTCTGCCAAGTGCAAGACCTATTGCAGATTGACAAAAACCAAGTACAGACCTGTTACCATCACTATCTGTGCTTAGTCGTTCACTTCTAATAAAGTTAAATCCTAAAAAAGTATCTAACTCACCTTGTACTAATGCTTTAACAGAATTAAAATCTGCTGAAGTAATAGTTGTGCTACCTAGTAAATCACTAAGTTGTTTTGCTGACACCACCATGAATCTTGACTCATCTGGGTCAACATCAGCAGCATCTAATACTTCTTTTGCACTAATTAATTTTGCTAGAGTTAATCCAGCAGAAGCATGAACAATTTTCTGTCCGGAAGGTAATGCCACAGTTGTACCACCAGATACACCACCAAAAGCATTTCCACTAGCAGCAGCAATAATTGCATCATCCATTGCTCTACCCATTGCCCAAGCACCACTCATTGCATACTCAGATTGTGGGGAGATTAACATTCTAACTTTGTCCTCTTGGTCAATCAGATCAGCCCAATCATAATCATCCATAGTAACTTTCCTTCTTGAGTGAGGGGTATCAACTCTAGGTGTATCACTATGTCTGGATGTTCTTTTAAGAGCAGCAGTATCACCAATTCTTTCAAAAAAGTGCGATTTACCTGTTACAGTTTCTGTTCTTACTGCATCTCTTAATCTTGAACCTTTCTGTTGTGCCAAATGGAACACATTGCTTTTATATTGTTCTACAAAAGCTGTAGTAATTTGAACACTCATTACAGTTCTCCTTAATAAAATTAATATAATAATTTATGCAGTTTTTGTCCTAAAAAAGGGAAACCTCGTTTATAGTCGTTAGACTTTATATACTGTTATCCGTAAGGGCAGTACACACAAAAATATTATATCATACTTTTTTAAGTATTACCATATACTTTTTCATGTAGTTGTCGCATTTTTTCTACAGCAGGTTGATGATCCTTATGTCTAGGGTTGTGATAAGGATGATCTGGATTATTAAAAGTATCTTGTATTTCTTGTTTTGCATCTAATGGTGATGATGCTAAAGTGTTATTTTGTGTATTTTGTGCCATATCTTCAGTAATATCTTTACCTAATCTAGCAAATAAACGGATAACAGCAGGATGATTCCCTGCTTCTGTATTCATTAAATCTTTTATTTCATTATCACCATACACATCAATAGCTCTTTTTGCATTACGAATTTGGCTATCATAGTCATAACCCCATTCTTTTTTAAGCATAGCTTCGGTTTCTTGTTTTTGCACATCTACTTGTGATGCATACATATCTCCTTGATTCTTTATAGATTCCATTTGATAATTAACAAGACCTTCTACCTGTTGTTGGTTTAAACCCATTTGATGAGCTACATTCTTAAACTGACTTATCTGATCTTGGGTAAAATATGCAGAATAATCTTCTGGCACATTTACTTCATATTTATCAGCAGCTTCTGGTCTACCTAGTTTATTGTAGACTTCCATTCTTTCTTCATCAGTTTTAGGTATAGGAATACGATTACCTAATACTTTTTGCTGATGTACTACTGTTTTAGCTAATGACTCTACATCTTTAAAATTAGATAATGTAGGATCATTTTTTAAATCTTCTGGTAAGTTTGATCTCCAATCTTGATTATCACTTACAGTAGACCCTAAAACTGTATTATCTTCTACAGGTTGTTCTACAGGGTTACCTTCTGTTGTGGTCGTTTCTTCAATCATTTTTTTGCTCCTTTAATAGATTGATTATTCGTATTATAACAGCTCGTTGACCTTCCTTATATGCTGTTTCATAAGGACAACTATCAAACGAACTTCTATGATAATAAGCAGACTTTAAATCTGCTAATACTTCCTTCCCTTCTCCAGAGTCAAAAGTAATTCTGTACATTTTTTGTAATTCTTTTAGTTCCATTATTCAACTAGACCAAGTGCTCTTGCCGATTCTTCTACTTGCTCTGCACCTTGTTGTGCTTCTTGTGTACCTAACTCTTTAATAGCTTGGTTTTGTGTTAATGCTGTTTGTGCTTGTTGTTGTTGCATAGCCATTTCTTGTGCTTGTTGCTGTTGTTGTGCTCTCATTTCTCTCATCTCTGCAACTTCTTCTATACCTCTTAATACAGTTTTAGGAACACCAAGTAAGTTTGCTCTAGTTCTAATTGCAAGATCATGATTTATATTATCCATAATAGTTGGATCAATCTGACCTACTTGCATAGCTAATGCATATAATCTATCAATAGCAATAGATTCTTCCATTCTTTGTGATCGTGCCAAAGGACCTACATATTCTACATCTACTGTTTGACCTTGTATTATTTCTGGTGCAGGTATTAATGCTTCTGCTCTTAGCATAATACCAAATACTCTTTCAATTAATGGATTTAAAAACTCACTTTGAAATCTTCCTAATGTTGGTCCTAATAATCTTTGCATCAATTCATATCTAACTTGTACCTCTGTTGCTGTCATTTGAGGACCTTGTTGTAATTGTAGTTGATCAGAATAATATGCTTGTCGTATTGCTGTTCTTAATTGATTTTCTTTCATATCTGTAATCTGCCAATTAGTACCAATAGGTAATGACCTTACAGACCCTTCATTCCTAACAACAGTTATACCGGCAGGTGTTGTTCTAACTCTACCAATAACACCATCATCTGTTACAAGCAATGGTGGATCAATAGCTTTTGCCCATGCTTTCAATCCTATCTCTACTGCTTTGTTTAATGTTTTAATATCTGGCAATGCATTATAGCTAGGTGATCTTCCATATATTTCACCTGTTGCTTTTGACCACCTTGGTACAAGATATGGGAACTCATTGTACCCACCTTCTCTAACTGACATTTTATCTTCTACACATACATGACAACTATAAAAAGGTAATTTTGTTTTTACTTTACCCATAGACCTTTCATAGTCTTCAGTTGGCTCAACTGCATGAATAAATGTAAATTCTTTATCTGGTTTGTCTTTTGCTGCTTCTATAATTTTTTCACCAACATTATCTTCACCAAACTCTTGTAGTGCTTGTCGTGCTGTTAAATTATATTTACGATATACTGTGTCTATTCTGCCATCATTATTTTCTTTTATATAAAACTCTTTGATATGTAATGTATTAAAATGTATACCACCTTCAGCAAAACCTTTTTTACTTTCTTCTACAAATAATGCACCTGTACCTATAGAACATAAATCAAGATATAACTCATGTACTTCTGTGTTAAAATTAGATTCATTAAATAGATCATACATTCTTTTTGCTGAGTTTTCTAACCACAACTGTACATCTCTGTTTTGATTTAGTTCAGCACTTCTTAATTTCAGATGAAACCATTGTAATGATGGTGATGTTAGTGTTCCATGTAAACTTGCAGCTAATAAATTATTTGCAGTTATAGCAGTAGAATCAAATAATACTTCTGTTCTTTTCTCACCTTTTTCTCTTTTAGATACAACTTCTGCTTTTCGTGGCATTACATAATCAAGAATATCTTGCCAATGCTCTTCCCAAGTTCCTCTATGACTTTCTAGTTGTGCAAGTCTTTTTTTTATGTAATCAAAATTTGCCATCAGGTCATTCTATTTGGTGGTTTTGTTCCACCCAATAATGTTTGTGCAGTTTGTGCTGGTTCTTTTACACCTTCTCCAGATGTAAGTAGTGTTCCATAAGAACCCTGTTTTCCAAGTGCTATCATTCTTTGTCTTTCAGCTTCTAATTTTGCTTCTGACTCTGCAACCTTATCGTCAATTTCTGGCATTGGTTGTGGTTGTGGCATACTTGGTGTTTTCATTCCTCCACCCATATTATCCTCCTAATGTTGTTTTGGTGTTAGCATCTTGTTGTGATCCTAAGGTAGCTCTTACTCTTTCAGGTCTTTGAGTTCCTTTTTTCATAAAAGATTTAGGAGGTCTTTGTTGTTTTGGAACTTTTGGTGGTTTTACAATGCTTCTAGCAAACTTACCTCCCATTCTACTTGTTCCTTTTTTTCTTACCTTTTGTGGTGCACCACCCATTAGACTTTCCTATAAATATTTACATTCATTTCTAAGCAAACCATATAAAACTGCATCATAATATTTAAGACCATCTTTAATAACTTTTCTCACAATACCTTCTTGTTTAAATCCTGCTGATTCAATTAATTTTCTACATCTTGTGTTATCTGGTTTTGTCATTGCAGTTACTCTAACACACTTACAAGTATAAAAGCAATACTCAAATACTTGTTTTGCATAACTCCTTCTCATAGCTCTTGGATTATCAAGTGCTAAATGCATCCACATATTAAATCCGTCATAATGAGAAAATATAGTTCCTCCCACTATTTTGCCATCTTGATAATAACCAATATGTGAAAAATCAGTATCTACTCCTTGAATATTTGCTCGTGGTGTTACAAATTTCAGAACTTCTTGTGCAAGTGATTTATCAGTTTTTGCAACAATCATTGACCAAGAATAGTTCTTGCAGTTGTAGCTTCTTCGCCACCCCCAAGTGTAGTTCCTTGTCCATAACCCATACCTCTTACTTTACCTCTTAACCTTCTTTCTCTAGCTTCCTTTTTTTTTGGTTCTTCAACCGGAGGAGGTGGTGGTGGCGGAGGTGGTGGAGGGGGTGCACTAGGTCTTGAAAAAAACCCCATAAGTAAATCCTTTCATATTAATATTAAGCTCGTTTTATTTTACTTGTTTTTTTTCGTTTTACAAATGTTTTTACATTAGTGGGTTTACCACCCACACCTTGAGCTTTTGCTCTTTTTCGTGTTACTGCTGATCTAATTTGAGATTTACTCATTGATCTTGCTTTTGCAAGTGGTACACATTTAGGATATTTTCTTTTGCTTTTTGTTGCTGACTTACGACCACAGGGTTGAAACTTGCCTTTTTTCTTTGGTGCTCCAATATCAACCCATTTTTCTTTTTTAAACCATTTAGTCAACCCACCTTTTGGTTTTGCCATTATCCTGTCCTATATCCTCCACCCCTTTTTTTATAAGTCTTTACTAACCATGCATTAGCATAAGCTGAAGGATATACTTTAAATTTTCTTTTTGCTTCTGATTTTACTCTTGAATATAATGCAGAGTTTGTTGGTATTGCTCTTTTACTTTTTGTTTTTTTTGCCATTACTACCTTTCATCATTTTTTCAAGTTTTGCTGCTTGACCGGCATGAGCTTTTGATGCTTTTTTAAGTGCTGCTATAACACTTCGTACTGTAGCTTTGTTCATGCTTTTTTCTTTTTCATCTTAGACTTCATGATCTTTGCTTGAAGTTGTTTTGGTAATGTCTTTTGTTTTTTTGTAAGCATTTTTTTCTTTTTAGGTGGTCTTCCTCTAGTTGATCCGTAAGTTCCTTTACCCATTGGCATAATATATCTCCTTTAAAATAAGTTAAACTCAGAATCCGTTTGTATCTGCATAGGTTCGGTATTCCTTGTTCTTGCCTTTCGTAATGACATTACTGCATATCGCAATGCAGATATTATATCATCATTCATAGGAATAATCTTACCATTCTTCCTGTGATACAATCGTATCTCTTCTAGTATCTTACTTTGATTAGAAAATATTTTCAACCTCTTTGTTTGAAATCTTGTCAACATCTCCATTACACCTGCTTCTACACTTATACCACCACTACCTTCTTTCATTCCATTTTGTGGTGGATTTGTAAAATGCTCTCGTAATAGATTTACACCCTCATCTCTATATTGCATAGCAAGACTTTTGCCACTACCCTTGTCTGCTTGTCTACCATCCATAGGATATATAACAGGTATCCATTTACCTCGTGCTTTTATTGCTGATGCATGGACAGGTACAGTTTCTTGTCGCATACTATATCCATCATACATATATACAATATCACTATCTCTATCCCAAGCTACCCATGCACAAGCTGTAGGATGATCCCACCCAAAATCTATGCCACATATCTTTGGATAGTAGTCTGGTATATCAAATGGTTCACACAATATATCTTCTTCGTTTATTGGAAATACTAATCCAGAACCTAACTGTGGTATTCCTTTTTCTCGCATCTTTCTTTCGTGAGGTGGTAATGCTTGTAAAATTTGTTCTCTTACTTCTTTAGTCATGTGAGGTGCATCATCCCAAGTTGCTTGTATTAAGTCTTGACCCTTTTTTATATTATTTACAAACTGTGCAACTGTTTCTGTCATACCTTGCTCTGGTGTAAATGTCATATATACAACACCACCCTTGTCAGCAGTTCTTGTTAATGCTTGAGAATATATTGCTTGAGGTGGTTCTTCATCTAACCAGATAACATCCAACGACTCTCCCATCCATTTTTCTTTTCCCATTTCATATGCCTTAAAACCTATACGAGAATATCCTCCACTCTTATGTCGGATAACTACACTATTCATTGCATTTGGCACTCCGGGTTTTCTTACTGTTTCTCCAATATGTTTTAGTGGAATACTACCCATACCTTTTGCACTCGGATCATCTGGTTGTCCTACTAATTCTTTTTGACATACATCTCGTGTTGTTTCATTAGATACACCACCTACCCAACATCTCACAGGTCTATCAAACTTTCTACCTTCCCACCAATCTGGATATAAACCTGTACAATGATATGCCATCTCCATAGCACCACAAAAAGATTTACCTACCCTGTTACCTGCCATCAATAATCTTTGGGTAGCTTTACTATTATGAAATTTCTTTTGATAATCGTATGGCACATACTTTGCCATCTGATTAGTTTTTTTTCGAAATTCCAATTCTTTGGCTATCTCTAGTGCTCTGGCTAAATCATTCATCTTTTAATTTATCAAGATCATCGCTATGAACCATTATCCAAAACCCTGCCCTCCCCTTTTCACACAATGCTACAACAGGGGTCTTACCCTCTCTCTTTGCCATAACATTTGTGTCATCCCATAATGTTATTACAGTATGCTTCTTTCTGAGCTTACATTCAATGAATAATTTGGCGTGAATTACATCTGCCCTCGTAATCTTGCCATTACCACCACTCAAAGGTGTCCTCTGACCACCAAAATATGCAGCTACCTGTCGTTCTCTTTGCTTCCATGCCTTATCAGCCATACCCCTATATACCAAATAGTTAACCTATGTACAAGTAGTTAACATAAGTTAATATCTAAATATACCCTTCGCTGTGTGGAATAATGCATATATATAGCAACATCTCGGCATTTTGGGGGGTTGGGGTCATTTTTTTTGCCTGTAGCCCTTTGTTTCTGTGCATTGTAGCCATTTTTAATTAAATTTGGCTCTGTGTTGGTGTGTGTGGGTGCGGAACGATTCTCACAAGATGTTTTGTACTGTATATATGGTTTAATGACTAATGATATTCTTATTAATACCTAATTGATTTAATATAGTATTTAGTTGTAACTCTAGTTCTTGTTCACTTAGGTTTTCTATCTTGTTTATTACTTCTGATTTACTTGTGCCTGAATAATTGTTTCTATCTAGTAATTGACAACTTGCAGATAGTTGAACACTTTTTGGGGCTTTTTTATCGTTTACTAATTCAATCAATTTATTTATTGCGATACTTACCCCAGATTCTAGTTGTTGAAAGTTTCTTTGTTGTATCTGGTCTTTTATATAATTCTTTCTTAATAACTGATATCCGTATTGACTTGGATACTTACATTCTGGATAAGCTTTACGAACTGCATCAGGTGTTTTTAACCCTTGTAAGATATAGTTTATGAAAAGCTCCTCGCTGTTTGTCAACCTTTTATTCTGCATAGTTTTACCAATTTATTAATAAATTATAGCATATAGTTGATTTAGTTGTTGACAATTAACTAAAGTTTTATAATATTAACTTATGTTAATACATTTATATAAACTTGTTGTATTTTTACAACACATTAGAAAAGGGGTTAAAAATGTTTAAGCATATAAAAGAAAGAACTACTGATTATTATTTAACTGAAGAAAGATATAATCAAATAAAAACCAACTATCCTAAATGTAATCAATCAATTTCATATTCTGATAGACATTTATTTAAGGAAGATTTTTACCAAAAATACATTGATTTAGATTGTGTTGAAAAATCTAGAATAGGTTTTGAATTGTCTGCTCAATCTGAATGCACATACAACCAATTTAAAGGGGGTAAATAGTGGATAAATTTTTTAAACCAACTGTATTGTTAGGCATAGGACTTTTTAGCTTTATTATGTGTTTGATTAGTGCAGTTTTATTTTTAATAACTGACTCACCAAATCTCATGCTTGAAGCATTTATAGGTTATGGGTTTTGTGGGGTTGCATTTTTAACAATGGGTATTTTAAAGGGGTTAGAATAATGATAAATAATTATTATAAATATGATGAAATCTATTCACATTTTGAAGATTTTATTAAAGAACAATTAGACTATGATAAAAATTATTTAAATGAAAATGATTTTTCAGACATACATCACCAAGCATTTAATCAAGATTATTATATTATAGGAAGATACCAAGCTGCAAAATGGTTATCTGATGAAGTATTTAATATAATAGAAATGATAAAAGAATATGAAAACGACAATTTTGGAGAGGTTTACACAGATTTTTCAGAACCTGAAAAAGTTGTAAATATGTATACCTTTATAATTGGTTATGATGTCATGCATGATTATTTTAAAAACAATAAATTAGAGGTGGCATAATGAATAAATTTACAAGAACTGTTTTAAATGGTATTGCCTACAAAGTAGAAAAAGGTGATTTATATTATCTTGACACTTTAAGCAATAAATATGAAATGGTAACTTATTTTGAAGATTTTAAAGAAGATGAGTTACATTTTTTAAGAAAGACTTTACCAAAATTTAATGAATATTTTGGGGAATATCTTTAATATAAAAGATCCTTCCTTAACCCCTACTAATTATTTTAGTGGGGGTTTTTTTTGCATAAAATAAAAAAGCATTTGACACATAAACAATGGTTAAGTAAAGTTAAGTTATTATGAATAAAAACAAAGCAGAAAAAAGGGGTTTATATGCAAGTATTAAGAATAGATTATCAACATTATTTTCCTGAAGAAATTTTTGATTCATTGGAAGAATTACGATTATGGCTCTGTTCATATCATGACGCAGATTGGAATGGTGTTGATGACAATGACAATGACATAGACATATTTACATTAACACTTGATGAAATTTGTGATTATGGTGAATGGGGTTATAAAATAATTAATAAAAACAAAGCAGAAAAATAAGGGGTGCAACATGATAACATTAAAACAAATAAAAAAAATAGTAAAAGATATTAAAGCAGATGATGAATGGGTAAACGACAGCCATACCAAAGCAGAATATAATGGTATATGTGATGGATTAGATATGCTCGTTGAAGAATTAGAAAGAAATAAGTAATGCAACAAAAAGAAATAACAAAAGAACTTAGATATATTCTTAATGTTGTAGACAGTATGTTATACTGTGAAGATTGGCAAAAACTAGACACATATAAATGTAAAATAAAATTTCTAATTAAACATATAGCGAATGATGAAAGAAGGAAAACAATGAAACTGTATCACAAAAACAAAAGAAAGATAAGTAAATAACAATGATAAACATAATTAAACGATTAGATAAAATTATAGATGATTTAAACTGCATGGATATTGAGCATACTAAAAATGTGGATATATTTGAAATGACAAAAGAGTTATCAGAAATACAAAAAGAATTAACAAAACCTATTGAAATATATAGAAACGATAGGTGGATTTATGATGTTCAACCTAATTTTAATTGGACAATTATAGATGCTGATAAACCTTGTGATACAGAATGAATATGATTAAAACACTAACATTATTTTTTGTAAGTGTATTATCAATACAAATATTATTGTCATGGTTGGTTTTATGAATGATGAATTAAAAAAACTTATAGAAGAATATAATCAAGCATTAGCAAACCAATCAGACAAATGCGAAATAACATTAGCATCTAAAATTACGAGTCTTGGCTATAGAATGGGTTATGATACATTAGAACAAATAATAGAAGATTATGATGAAGAAACTTGATGAAATAGAATTACAGTTAAGAAAAGTTGTTATGAGTTTGGAAAGCAAACATAAACCAATAGTTATTAATGATCTATTACAAGATTTGCATGGTATATTAAATTATATAGAAAATGAAAAAGAATAAGTCTGACAATTTGTTATGTGTGCCGCTTACTTTTGTTATAACTGATAAAGGCACAAAAAGATATGATTATAATGCTATGATTAGTTATTTTTATAATCGTTTAACACTTCTGGGGTATAATGAAGAAAACAAATAAGCAAAGAAGTTTACAATGCGATAGATGTAAAAATTATTTTGATGTAAACAAAAACAATATGTATGCAATAGGGATTAGACATGGCATTGTTTGTTTAGATTGTTGGAATAAAACTATGCAAGAAGTTACCGACCAACAAACAAAAACACAAAAAGGAACTGAAAGACAATTTAATCTGGGTGGCTATGATAATCAAATCTATAAGAGCAACACAGAGAAAGATTAAACACCCCTAACGACTCAAACTACCTAAAATATCTAACACTTCTTGTAGTAACTTCATTTGGCTACCAAAACGATTTTCAAATTTTTTTGGTGAATAATGGTAACTTTCGTTAGAATTTCGGTGGTGATTAGGACATAAAGGTAAAACAAGGTAATGACTAGACCTTTTCCCCATACCTGTTTTATTTCTTATGTGATGAATTTCGGCTGGTGTATCATGAAAACCTAATTTTCTACAAACTATGCAGCCAATACTTGCAACTCTTTCCATGTGTTTCTGTTCTTTAAGTGTTGGTTTTTTTTTAGGCATTAAAAATACTTAATTGATTTTCATTTTTTTCTACAATATTTCCTGACATATAATCTAAATATTCTTTCCAAGTTTTATGTCTATAATATTGCCTAACAACATATCTTTGAAATTGTTTTAAATCTTTTTTTTGTTGAAGTGGGTCATAGACCATTGGATAAGGTAGAACACCTATATCAACCATTTTATTAAAACGATACCAAATTCTTTCCCAAGTTTCTCTTTTATCATATCCAATTAACATATATGCCATTATGTGATTAGGTTTAACACCATTTTTTATCAACAAGTCTACACCTTTAAAAAATCTTTTTTCATCTCCAATATTATCCCAAGCTGTATAAATTCTTTTTTGTTTAAAACTATCATCTCTATAATCTATAGTAACTAAATTTTCAGCTACAATTTCATCTATTAATCTAATGTTTATTCCTTGATTAAAGCATACTTTAAAACCACCCTGTTGAATTTCTTTAATTCTTAATTTCCATTGTTCTTCTGGTTGACCAAAAAAATCGTTATCTAATAAATGTATTTTTTTAGGATATTTACCTCCTCTCCAAATATCATATATAGAACTTACTGATTTATTTTTACCTTCTTTAGTTGGAACAACACAAAATTTGCACTTTAATCTACACCCTCTTTGAGTAAAACCTAAACTAAATTCATAATCTGGATAAAAACTGTAATCTAATTTATCATAATCACCTATATAATCTTCAATGACTAACTTCCAATTATCTGTGCCTGTACCACCAATAATTGCATCTGGATAATTTTTTTTTAATCTATTTATCCTGTTAATACTAAATTGAAATATTGATGAACCAAAAACATAATCATATTCCTTGTCAAATAAATCTTTGTTAACTGACCTCGTAAAATCAACTTGATAACCTTTTTCTTTGTAATATGAGGACAATCTCATTAATGCAAGATTAGGTAATTTGCCATCTATTTGCACTAATTTTACAGATTTACCCATACTTTTTTCGTTCACTCATAGCCGATATTTGATTGGTTCTCCAAAACTCGAATCTAATTTCTACCATTTTTTTTGACCAAGCAAGTTTTGATTCTTGTTCTACTGCATTTTTTAAGTCTTGACACAGTTTAATATATTCTTCTTCTGCTCTTGATTCTAAATCAGCTTTTGCCACTGACATATTATTGGAAGAAGACAACTTATCTTTCATCATTTGAGCTAACCTTATTTTTCTATAGTGTTCAAGATAATTTAAATTAGCTTTTGCAATAGCATAGTCATTACCAATCTGTCTAATTTCCTCCATTCTTTTTTCTAATTCTTGTTCACTCATTTTTTTTCTCCCATATATTTATTAACACTCCATGCTAAAGAATCTATTTGTTCCCATATAAATTTAGGTTCACAATATTCAAAAAACTCCCAAGCATTATCTGTAAGAAACTTATCAAGTTTTTCTTCTTCCCATTCTTCATAATCTGGTGGTAAGTGTTTACCTAAAAAATGACCACTTGCCCATATATAATCTTGTGTAGTAGGTTCACTCATAATCTTATTCCTTTTGCTTTTTTTATTTGTAAATGCTTCAGAAAGTTAAAAACTTCTGGTGTTGGTGGTGTGGGCAAGACCATTTTAGAATGGGGAAAGTGTTTATATTTTTCTCTAAAAGTATGACTTGCCCACCCCTCTTTATACCCTTTTTGTCTAGCAATAAACAATAGTTGGGCATAAAAACTTTTCTTATCTTCTGTTTTAATATTCTCTTTTGGTTTCTTAACTTCTTGTAATCTACCTTGCTTGATTAATAATTGCACTTCTTTCTTTGTTGGCACAAAATTACAGTTAGGACATTCTGGGTTTTCTTTTGTAGGTTTGTAAACAAAATCACATTTAATACAAGTAAAAGGTTGTTTGATTATTTCTTTTGGTTCTTTTAGTTTCTTCTTATCTTCTTTACTGTACTCTAGTTTCCATTCTCTTCTTTCATCTGGAAAACCATTTTCATAAACTGCACCGGCATGATCTATAATCATGGTATCTTTTTTATTTGTGTATGGTCTTAAACTCCTACCAACCATTTGTAAATATAGACCTACACTTTTTGTTGGTCTGGCTAACACTACACAAGATATTTTTGGCATATCCCAACCCTCTGTGAGTATCTGACAATTACATAACACTTTTATCTTATCATCTTGCATCATGTTTAGTTGTCTTTCTCTTTCTATGTCTGGCATTTCACTATCTATGTGTCCACTTGGTATGCCATTCTGATTAAATATTTTGCAAATATATTTACTGTGAGCAATACTACTAGCAAATACTACTGTTGGTCTGTCAAGTGCAAACTGAATCCAATGCTCTACTAAATCACCAACTAATTTAACTTTGTTCATTCTCTTATCTAGTTCTTTTACATCATAATCACCTCTTACTGTCGCAACACCTTTTAAATCTGGTATTGTTGGTGCAAAAACTTTACATGGAACTAAAAAACCTTGTGTTGTTAGAGTTTTAATATCACTAACTTCAACCAATGTATCATATATATCCCCTAAACCACTTGAGTCATTTCGCAGAGGGGTAGCAGTTAAACCTACAACATAAGCATCTGGATATTCTGCTAATAATTTTCTGAATGATTTGCTTGTTGACCTATGTGCTTCATCTATAATTAATAAATCAGCTTTGGGTTTATAAAAATCATCATCATCTTTTCTTGATATAAATGTTTGAATACTTGCTATCTGTGTATCGTAATGCCATACACCTGTTATACCTGCCATAATTACACCTGCATTTATACCAAACTGATGTAGCTTTGTTGAACATTGTTTCACAAGTTCCCTCCTATGTGCAACAAACAAACTTGATTTGTTTTTTTGCTCTACCTTTTCTATCATCCTACTGGCAATAACTGTCTTACCAGAGCCAGTTGGTGCAACTAATAAAACTTTTTTGCACCCTCTAGCAAATTGTTCCTTTACATTTTGTATTGCAAACTCTTGATATTTACGAAGTTCCATACCTATTCCATATATCATTTAATTGAAACATAACTTCACTATAACTTTCTGGAGGGTTGCACTTGTTAGCAAATGTCAATACTTGATCTTTTGCATACTCATACGACTCACCTCTCATTCTCATAGCAACTAACATCTTAACAAGATATTCATGCCTACCACCTAATCCTACACCTCTAACTTGAAAATCCTTGTTTCTTGTATAATTAGTAGGGTTGTATTTTATTATTTTTTTCTTTGGTCTTTGCAAAGCTAGTCCATCTCTAATATCTTTCATTGTATATGGTGTTGTAATGTTTTGCTTAACTATCTTAACAGGATATGGTTTTTTTTTATTGTGCCAAAAACCTGCAACCCTCATTATTCTTGGTAAATCTTTTACTGCCCTATCTGACCCAAACTTACTTGCTAATGCTTGTTGATATAATGTAAAGGTTTCTTTTGGCATATCATCTACCAACCAATAAACATGATATTTATTTGGACTTGTATTTATTATAAAATGTGGTGGTACATCAAACTTATCCGGCATGGGTGTACCATCAAAATCACAAAATACTGCTCTTACTTTTGTTATATGTTTTGTAGTCCTACCCTCTAAATTAGTTTGGTTTACTGTAAAATATACACCTGCACCTTTTTTGTTAAGTTCAGTAAGCTCATCTATATGCTGATCTATTGTGCCATGTAATTGTTTTATAATTCTTTTATTCTTTCCTTTATCACAAAAGGTCTGAAAACTATGCTCTTCTCCAAAAGGATATAAGAAATCTTTGTATTGCACTATCTTTGCTCCCACCAAAAAATGAACAATCCTAACAAAATGTATATTAATACTAAAATCATTTTATATTCTTCCACCTTATTCTTGCACCCAACTTTCCTGCTTTACTTCTTTTTATTCTATTTAGTTCTTGTTCTTTTCTTTCTTCCTCTGCTTGGATACATTGTAAATATATTTTACCATTCTTTTCAACTTGCTTAAATAAATGTATTATGTTTGGAATCATGGTCTTTAGTTTATCAATCCTACAATTACACATTCTGCTTAACACCTCTACATCATATTCTATCTCAAAACCTTGCCAACAATGGCAATACAGTAATATATATGCACCTTGCTCTTCTAATGATAATCTTAATCTGTCCGGATTTGTTAGCCAATCACTAGCATAAAACTGAAAAGCAGGTGATTGTTCATGACTTCTTGATTTTCGCATAGTTGTTAATGTAAGTTAACTGCAACATATTGTCAACTTTTTTTTAAAATTAGGTGTAAGTGTTGTTATATCTTGTGTAGAAGTTGAAGGTGAAGATGAAGATGAAGGTGAAGATGAAGGGCTATAATTTGCCATTGGCAAAAAATAGCAATCCTATAACAATGCTATGGCAATGCTATGCTCTAAAACCCTTACTCACATTGACTTACAAATAATTGTTGACTTAGGTTAAATGATGTGATATAATATTATAGTAAAGGGGGTGATATTTTTGACACAAATGAATACAAAAAAATATGCTAGTGAATGGTTAAATAATTTTTGTCATAGATTAATAAAAGACATTAAAAGTTCAAAATCATTTAGTGCTAATTACAAAAAGAATATGAATGAAGAAATGAACAATATTCAATATCTTTTAAAAGTTGGAAAATAAATTAAAGGGGGAGTTCACAGCTCCCCTTTTAAAATTTTAAATCTGGTCTAATATAATCTACTGTATAATCACCAAAATTAGCAATTTGAAATGCTCTTAACTGTGGGATCACTTCCCATTTAGATACGGCAGGGTGTGAAATTTTCAGCAACCTAGATAAATTCTTACCACCACCATATTTAGTGATGACTTCTTGTTTTCTTTCTATGGCTAATTCATAACTCATAATACATATATTATAATTTTATTAACTTTTGTCAATATATTGTTGACATATTATTAGAGTTAACTTATATTAATTAGATAATTATAACAAAAGGGAAAACAATGAGTTTAATAATAAAAGATGATAGCCAACAATCTAAGTACCCCCAACTATCAATAGGGGTTCATAATGCTAGATGTATTAGAGTTATAGATTTAGGCACACAGAGAAATGAATATAAGGGGGAAGTGTCTTGGAAAAGAAAAGTTATGATAACTTGGGAAGTCCACAACAAAGATTCTGAAGAACCTTTTGAGATTAGTAAATTTTATAATCACAGTATGTATGAGAAGGCAAATCTTTCCATAGATTTAGTTTCTTGGAGAGGTAGACCTTTTACAGAAAGAGAAAAAAAGGGTTTTGATATAGGCAATCTTGTTGGCAAAGTATGTCAATTAAATGTTATAGAGGGTAATAATGGTAAACCAAAAATTCAAACTGTACTACCAACTAAAGATGAAGTAGGTATTCAATATAACAAATCATTGGTTTTTAGTATTGAAGACTATCAAAAAGGTGAGCTTAAAATCTTCAATCAATTAAGAGAAGGTATAAGAAATATGATATTAGAGTCAAAAGAACTTGAAGGACAATCTCAAGAAGATGTAAAAGAACATGGAGAAAGTGATATAGAGCCAGATGATGCAGTACCATTTTAATAGTAATATGATAGAATATTATAACAAAGAGGGGTATATAGTTAGTTCTTCCGGAAAACTTATTTTAGATCATAAAGGCAATAAAATATTTGTTCCAAAAGAATACAGAGATAAATCTAATATGTGGCAAGAATGGAGTAAATAAATGGAAACATTAATAATAGGATTGGCAATTAATTTATACACATGGAGTAATGCAGATTTCTTTGTGCATAGAAAAAATAATGAAAGACAATATAAATGTGTATGGGTTGATAAAGGTTGGTCAAAAGCTGACAAAAATAATCCATCAATTACTATACTTGGGTACAGTAAGTACAAGCACCATTGCACATCAAAAGAAAAATAATGTTCAAGATATTTATTATTACACTTTGGTTGGAATATGATGGAAAACTATTCATGAAGTATGCTTTGCCCTTACAAACAAAATGTAATTTTATAACTTGGTGGAATATTCAAGAACAATTTTCCAAAACCCCCTATCATGCAGTTGCTATGAAATGCACAAGAATAAAAGACTTTAGAATAGATAAAAGGATATACAATAGTGAAACTTACTAATAAAATGAACCTTCCCCTAGCTATCAAGAGAGCAGTAGAAAACGATCCTTATGACCCCTCTGGATCAGATATATCTACTACTCGCTTGATAGCACCCCCTTTAATTAGATACCTAGAAATCAAGCATCAAGATGAAATAGAAGAAGATGTTGCAGATAGAATATGGGCATTACTTGGTTCATCAGTACATCATGTAATTGAAAGAGCAAAGATAGAAAACGATTTAGCAGAAATACGATTGTTCTACAAAGATGATGATATAACGAATGGTTGGACATTATCTGGACAATTTGATTACATAACAAGTGAAGGAGATTTAATTGATTTTAAAACTACTTCTGCTTGGTCAGCACTAGATGCTTTGCAAAATGGCAAAGATGAGTGGGAGGAACAACTAAATATATTATATTTTTTAGCAAAGAACAATCCGGATAAAGTTAATGTAAAGATAAACAAATTATATATTATAGCTATATTAAGAGATTGGTCTAAGATACAAGCAAGAAAATCTGATAACTACCCACAAGCACAAGTAGTTCAAATACCTATTAGGTTGTGGTCAAATGAAGAACAAGAACATTTTATTAAAGAAAGAATAAGATTACATCAAAAAGCTGATGCAGAAGAGCCAGATATATGTTCTCCTAAAGAAAGATGGAGAAAAGAAGATAGCTTTGCAGTTATGAAAGATGGTAGAAAGTCTGCACTAAGGGTATTACCAACTTTAAATGCTGCCAAAGAATATTTAAAAGAAAAAAATATGCAAGAGGGTAAGGGTTGTTTAATAGTACATAGAGCAGGTGAAGATGTTAGATGTGCTAAGTATTGTAGAGTCAATAAATGGTGTAAACACTTTAATGACACTATATTTTAGTTAACTTAAATACACTTGCATAATCCAGAAATACCCCTAACATTGTCGTTATGTGGGATAAAATTAAAAAAGTTACAAAGACTTGGACTATCTATAATTGGGTAGAAATTAGTTTACTACTACTAATCTTGTGGAATGTTTGGTAGATGTTACCTATTGGTTCAATAGTAAGTGTAGCAGGAAAAATTATCGATCAGTTTGTTGAGGACAAAGACCTTAAAACAAAGATCAATGGTGAGCTAAAAAAACAAATCAATGAGCTTGATAAAAAACAAGCTGAAATCAACTTAGAACAAGCTAAACACCCAAGTCTTTTTGTTGCAGGAGCTAGACCTTGCATCATGTGGATATGTGCATTAGGTATCTTCACTAACTTTTTCTTTATGCCTATTGCTGAATGGATAGCAATTATGGTTGATCCTACTATAAAACTCCCAGACCTAAACACAGGGGAGCTTATGACTCTAACTTTATCTTTATTGGGACTTGGTGGACTTCGTAGCTATGAAAAGTCAAAAGGTATAGCTAGAGATAACATGAAAAAATAATGTTTGACAATTTAGAAGATTTAAAAGACCGGATCAAAACCCATGAAGGGTACTGTGATACAGTTTATAAAGATACACTTGGTAAAAGAACCATAGGATATGGACACCTCTGCACAGATGATGAAGAATGGGAAGATGGCAAAGCATACAGTATGAGCTATCTTAACGATATATTCGAAATAGATTTTAATGAAGCAGTAAACCAAGCAGAAAAATTAATTGGAGATACTATCATTAAAAACAAAGCAGCAGAAATTATAGTTGAAATGGTTTTCCAATTAGGTATGGGTGGTGTAAGTAAATTTAAAAAAATGTGGGCAGCATTGCAAAATCAAGATTATGAGGAAGCATCTGTGCAAATGTTAGATTCTAAATGGGCAAAACAAACACCAAATAGAGCACAAGATTTAGCTGCTATAATGAAAAGTGTTAGTTAAATAAATAAGTAAATTCCCAAAATAAAAACCCAACTGCACTACCAACTACTGCAATAATAATTAACATATCTCTTCTTCTTTTTTTTTCTTGTATTTGTCGTTTAATTGCATCTTTGTGTTCTTTTCTTTGTCTTGCTATTTCTTTTTGTAATGCTTCCCATTGTGTTAATCCATCTGGTGCATATAATAAAAATATTTCTCTTAATTGATTTCTCATTTTTTCTATTTCCATTTTTCTTAAATGAGCTGCAATAGCATTTTGTTCTATACTACTAAACTTACCAAACATACTTTTACCTTTATTGCTAGAATGTGTATCTATATGTGATTCTGCTTCTGCCCATTTCATAATAGGACTAGCTAATTCTGTTAAATCTTTACCTACTTTTACACCTTGTTGTATTAAAGATATTGCAGATTTAGTAGCTGCAAATGCTGTAATTGGATCGATTAACATTACCCCTCACTTTTTCTTTTTATGCCTTGCTGCAAATTTTCTTGCTGCTTCCACACTTCCAAACCCCCATTTTTTAAGTGCTAATGCTTTTCTTGTTGGTCTACCTTTCTTATCTTTCATAGGACCTTTCATCCCTGCAAACCGAGCAGCAAAACTAACTCGTCTTGGATTAGTTCCTTTTTTTACAGGAGGTTTTAAATTAGCACCTTCTTTTCTTTTAAAGTATTTTCTACCTGCTGCTGTCAATCCTCCTGTTTTACTTTTATGTATTTTTTTCATATTATATATCTAATATTTTAAAAAACAATGTTATCAATACTCCCATAATAGACAAAGTTGATCCCATTATTAATATCTCAAGTCTTTTAACTCGATAATCTAGTTTATCTAATAATGTTTGAACCATAGTCCTATACATAGCACACTCTTTTTCATGTGCTTTCATTTCTGATTTCAAACTGCTGTATGATTGTCTAGCCATTATTTAGGTTTCTCTGGCATAGTAACAGCTTTAGCTTTATCTACTGTGTCTACATCTTTAGTTATATCTCTTAACTTTTGTCTATATGTTTTCCAAGCATCTGACATAGTTAAATCAGACATACCCATCCAATCACATTCAGCAAGAAGGTTAGTTCTTTCTTCACGAATACTAACCATAAGTCTGTCATACTCACCATCAGCCCATTCTTTATCTCTTGCTTCCAGTTCTTTAATTTCATCGGCAGTAAGTTTTACCTCAACACCATTGACCATTTTAGTTTTATAAATAGACATATTACCTCCTTTCTATTTTACAATTCCATAAACTGTTACTGTTCCAAATGATTCATATTTTGTTGTTGTATGATTTAGTGAACTACCACTTCCACCATTACCTATTCCTAACATAAATGAAATAGTATCGTAAGATGTATTTGCAGTAGCAAGGTTCATACCTATTTCATAATAATCTGTATTTGTAGTTCCATGTAATAATGAATTAAATATTACACACATTGGGTCTGTACTTACTTGTGGATTTAAAACATCACAATACCCAGAAACATACATATCCTCATTTGCTTGAAAATTTTGAGCAAGTGTTCCTATATCATATCCATCACCATATAATACAGCGTGTTGATTTGCATCTGCTTGTGTGTAATGTAATGTATGTTTAATAGTTGTTGAACCTGTTGTACCTACACTACCACTACTTCCAAATCTAAATAATAATGCACCATTTCCAGCATTAGATGTGCTAAGCTTTTCTCTTATATTATAATAAATTCTGTAATTTGTATAAGTAGAAGTAAAAACATTTGCAAAAACAAATCCTTCTGTTGCTTCTGAACCACTTGCTATTGTTGTTGATGATATTTTTACTAAACCACCTGTACTTACATCAGCGAGTGTTCTTGCATTTGCTCTAATTATTGCCATTATTTTAAAACTCCATATAAAACAGCATTACCTGCACTCATATTAGAACTTGCATGATAATATTTAATTGCATCTATTCCTGTTGTTGTTCCTAAACCTATTACACCATGTGCAACTACCACAGATGATGCATTATTCCATCCTGTTTGTAAATATTCAATAGCAACTCGTGAACCATTACTAACATTTCTTGGGTCATGAATTATTATATTACCTCTATATCCATGTGATTCACCAAAACTACCTAAAAGTTTACCATAACTACCATTTGATACACCATAAGTATTTACATTATTATTTGGTCTACCAGTAACTGCACACCAATAATATGCTGTATTATAATAACTGCTTTGATTAACACCTTTTATTTCGCATCTTATTTCACCAGTACCTGTTGCATGAGAGTGTGATATAATAAGTGTTTGATACGTTGCACCATAAGCATATAATCCTGTAAATTCAATAAAGCTTTGATTAGTTGAATCTGTAACCTCTGCAAGTTTAACTAAACCACCTGCACTAGCAAATTCCATTTGTCCTACTGCTGTAGCACCACTACCTGTTATACTTTTTACTTTAAGAAACTTATCTGCTGTAGGTGAATTGTCTGGTAACTTTAATGTCCAACTTTGTCCTGCTGAGTGGTCTGGACTCTTTAACTTTACTCCATGACTGTTTACCTCACAATTTAATTGTATTGCTCCCCCTTCACCACCTGCTCCTTTTGATATAAGTGTAGGTGCAGTAGCTAACTTATCATTCGTTACAGTATTATCACTTGGTGTTCCTATATTAAGAACATCACCTAATACTATAATAAAATTTATTACATCACCTGTAACCAAATTACTTGCAAAAGTAATTGTATGATTTGAAATTGTAAAAGAACTGCCGGGATTTTGAATTATACCATTAAGACTAACAAGCATGTGATTTGCACTTGCAGGACTAAAATTTGCAGAGTCTTTTTGCATAGTATATGATGCTTGACCATTAACAACAGATATGGTGTCTAGCTTTATAAAGTTTCCTGTTATAGGTTGATTTCCAATATAGGGCATTAGTTTGCTACCTCCAACCAAATAACTGTACTAGGTGAACCTGAGTAATTATTATTATTACTTCTATTAATTCGTAATATTGTATTGTTGCCTCCAGTTGAAACTTTACCTTGACATTTAACTGGTATTGCTGAACCATCAGTATTTGTAATACTTGTAAATATTGTTGAAGGCATATATGCATTATTATTTAATGATGTACTATTGTAAAAAACATGAGTTGCTACTGGTGTAGTTGATGTTGTTGATAAAAAATCAGAACCATCTATTACCCATTTATAAAATAAATATGTATTAGTTCCACCATCAAAATTTGCAACACCAGATATAAGAACAATACTATTTGAACTTGATGGTGTAAAACTACCAAAATCTAAATCATCTGCATAGGAAGTTGCACTTGCCCTTTCAGAGTTTTCTGTTATTTGTGTAATTTTATGACTCAATAGTTTTCCTCCAACACCTGTTGATAATGAACTTGCTAATATTTTACTTAATGGCATAATCTATTCCTTTGGGTATTTGTCCTTAACTGTTTTTATTGTTTTTTTCCAACCATCTATTCCATTATGATATATATCATCTAATTGGTCTGGTATAGATGGATATTCTAATTCCCTTTTATATTGATACTCATTAGGGTCTTTCCAAGCATTAACCTTTGTCCAATCTATAGTAACTAATTTACCATCTTTGTCTTTTGCAACTATTGTTTTTTCTGTATTGCCATCAATAGAAATTACTGAATTGTGTATTGCTCGTATAGCTTTATGATAATCCATTATGCAGATACCTCTTGTGCTGTTAAAGAACTTGTGCCGCCGACTATTAGAGCATCATTTTGATTGCCATTAGGTCTATTAAGATTAAATGTTTCCCCACCTCGTACATATACTTGTAGTTTATATGTTATAGCATTTGTGGTTGAAGGTGTATCTAAAAGTTCAAATCCAGAAGTATATATTTTATATTGTCCATTAGCTGAATGGGGTGTATTAAATCCAAAAGAAGCTTTTACTTGACTACTCAAAGATACTGCTGTTGATTGCCCTATATGTGTTGAATCTCTCAGAACGTTTATTCCACCATACATATTAGCCGTTCCACCATGTTGCATTACAACACGAATAAGTATTTTATTACTACTAGATGCTGGTGTAATAGAAAGTGTCATTCCAGTAATATCAACAAATGAACCACTTGTAGTAGAAAAAGTATCAGTTTTAAATGCTTGTACTACTTGTAATATTTTACCTCCACCAGCTTCTGCAAAACTATTATCACCTCTTAAAAATGTTGTACTGTTTTTTGTACCTGTTGCTGACAACTGTGCTATTCCAACACTACCACTTGCAGGATTAATTGTACCTACGGCTCTTCCTATATATACACAGTACATATCATCTGTACCTGCTGTCGCCTCTGTGAGCGTCAAACTTGTACCAGAAGCCGAATATGCTGTGGTAGGTTCTTGTCTTACATTATTAATAAATAAAGCAATATCATTAGCATTAGTTACAGATTGAGATAACGTATAACTTGTTGTAGCACTTACAGAAAAATCTTGTTTAACAAGTGATTGTGATGATGTTGTAGGTGCAGAACCAAGATAAGGCATTAGGTTATCTCCATAATTGACAATGCAACATCTAATGCCGTTGCGGCACTTGCTTGTGCTTTAATAACATCAGTAGTTTGCACGACAACTTTTTGTCCTCCAAACACCTCAAGTGTAGTATTAGCAGGGATATCTACTCCTTTTAGTAAAAAAACATCTGCATTTGTTTCTGTATCATTTGTATTACTTACTAATTGTACATCTGCAGTTATTGCACTTGACGTTTTATTACTTAATGCCATACCTAAAACAACAGTACTTGTGTTTGAAGGCACAGTATATATTGTATCTAACGAACTATTACTTACACTTGCTTTTGTTTTTACTTTAAATGTATTTGCCATAATGTTTCCTATACTATCCTAAAGCAATAGCTAATGCAACAGGGTCGGGTGCAGTATTAGTAATTGTTACTGTATCTGTTGCACTTACTGCTACTTGCATATTTGTTCCTGCAGTAAATGTTAATGTATTTCCATCTGTTATAGTTTGTGTGTTTGACCCATCAGAAATAGTAAAAGTATCAAAACTACCACTACCTGCCGGACCTGTTGCTCCTGTTGCACCTTGTGGTATACCAAGTGATAAAACACCTGTTGCTGAATTATATGATGCTGTAGCTGAAGCACCTGCAGATAATGTACTAACTGTAACACCACCTCCTAATGGTTGTGAACTTACAGCAACATTGCCGTCTGTATCAAACGATAATATTTTATTTGCTCTAGTTGCTTTTACAGGTAAAAAAGTTGAAACAGCAACAGTATCATAATCATATAATTTTATACTTCTACTACTTTGTTGGTCTACATCTGCAATCATAGATGCAAATTTATCTTGTTGTGTGTTAAGCGCAGTAACATCAAATGTTCCATTTACAGGAAAATCACTTGTTCTTTCAATTGGTGTTTCTCTAATTATTACAACTATATCACCTGCTGTAAGTCCTGCACCAAATGAAACTGTACCACCGTCACCAAACTCATAAGCACTATCTGTTGTACTTGATGTGCCTGTTACTTTGTATGTAGTATTTGTAGAAGCACTACTATTAAATGTCATTAGTGCTGTATTTTTATATACTTTTAAATCTGTAATATTAAAAAATTCAAAAGGTACAGTAAACGCAGTTTGATTACTTGAAGCTGTATAGCTTACTCGAGGTGTATTATTTGCACTAAGTATTGTCATTCTTTTATTGTTTCTCTTACTATATCTCTATATGTTTGGTCCCAAAGCCATAGACTATTAAGTGGCACCATTCTTTGTATCATATCAACTCTTTCATTATAAGTAAGATTACCACTTCCAAAAGCATAAATCAAATCTGCAAATAATCCCGGCCCTGCACCTATAACTTCACCAACTGCGTCCATTTCATTTGCTCTACCAAATCTACCTTCTAAACCTAGTGCGGCTCGTGCTCCTACCATATGTCCTGTTGTGCCCTCACTTATAGTTTCCATCATAAAATTCATATCTCCAAATAATGCTAATACACCCGATAATTCGACACCTCTTAAGATTTTTTCTTCTGTTTCTTTTTGTGCATAATATCTTGGATTTTTCAAATAATCACCTAACATACCCATAGATATTAATGCTGTTATACCACCCACTCTATTTACTTCTCTGTTTTGTGCAAGAGAAATTAAAACTTTTCTATTTGCCGCTATACCCCAACTAAAAAATTGAAATGGTAATCCAAGCCAAGCATTACTAAATTTACCACCTAATTCTGTTTTTTGAAAACCCATTGTTCTAAACACAGGATTATCAAACCATTGCGCTAATTCTTCATTATTTAATCGTATAACTCCTGTCATCATATTATACTGGTCTGTTGATGTAGGTGTTACAATTGTTCTTTGTGTATCACTCCATATAGCATATCCTAGTTTTCTTCTAGCATCCGCTCCACCACGTAACCCATCCCATTCCATAGCATTAGCTACTAAAGCTGAATCTCTTTTTTGTATAGGCATATTGGCGATAACATCTGCTGTTCGTTTATCTATACCATAACTAAGTAATCTTTCTTGCCCAAAATTATCAAGTTGCCCTTTATTCCATTTTATTGAATCTTCTAAAAATCTGTGCATAGCTACTAAACCTTGCATACGTTTCATATGATGTGTCCAAGGTGCTAAACCATTTATCATATAGAATGGTGCTTGTGCTCTTTCAAAAGGTTGATTGACATATTTATCAAACTTACCACCTAATCTGCCACCTAGTGATTCACCTACATCACCAAATATTCTACGTGGTGCTGTATCTAATGTCATTTCTACAATAGGCGATAAATAATCTAATTCACGAACTTGTCTGCGATATAAGTCTAGACTTTGTAACCAAGGTCGTATTGCATATTTGTATGTATCAGAAAACCCATTGACTAATATTGGTCTTGCTAAATCTGGTAAGGCACTAAATATTACTCTACCCATATAAGCTAAACTTGCCCAGTTTCTTAACAGTTTAGTTGTACGTTGACTAAACCCTGCAGGATTTTGTGTATTTAATATACCCAGTATTTTATCTTTTTCATCTCTCAAATTATTAATAATCTGATTGCGTTTTGTTGAATCAATATTTTTTTCTAATAGTTTTATTTCTAAATTGTCTAAAAAATTTACCATATGCGTATCACCAAACTCTCTTGTTATTTCTACAGCGGCACCCATCCTACGAGAATATCCTCTTAAAATAAAATCTACGTCTGTTTCAATAAAATCTTCAACTAATTCATTAGGTATATCAAATTCTCTTTGTAATAAATTACGTGTACCTACTTTGTATCTACCATCAGCATCTTTTGCATATCCCGCAACTCCTTCAATATCTTGAGCATCAACTTCAATATCCATAATATTATTATATATTTCATCTACTCTATTATTTAATTCTCTAGTTGTTAAAGCGTTACTTCTAGGCTGTGATTGTATATATTTTCTTAAAACACCTTTAAAAGCATCAACATTTTCTAATATTGCATCTCTGCGCCATATTCTTGGTAAATAATTTGGGTCATCTATGCTCTTTTTAGGTAAATCTTCTATATTTTGCCTACGTTTTGCCTCATTTTCTAGTTTTTGTGCTATTTGTTGTAATCTTTTCTTAGATTCTAAACGTAGAAATGGTTTTTTTTTGTGTTGTTCTAATAATTTACGTGCAAGTTCTGCGTTTCCTGCTTTCGCCAAGCTAAAATTATTTAAACTGCCTTGGCCTTGATACATATCTAATCGTTCTATTTCTTTGTTGTAATATTTAAAGTAGTTACGCAATGTTTTTAATGAATTTTTAACTGTATTACGTACACTTGTTATTTGTATATTATCAACTAAGTCTGGATTTATTAAATATCGACCTAAATCTTCTGTATATTGTTTTTTTGATATTTTTATACTGTCTTGTCCAATAGTACTTGCATCTTCTAATTGTTGTGTAGCTTTAGAAACTAAACTATCTAATGCTAAAGAACCTCTAGCTATTTTTTGACGTATAATTCCAGAATTTTCATCAATACCAACAATTTTATTAAAATCGGCATCTATAGATTTAAGTGTTGCTATAAGTTTTGCATTGTGTGTAGTAGATAACTTCATAATAATGCTTGGGTTTGAAGCAATACCTTGGTCTACAGCTTTTGTAACTGTACCAAAATCACCAAAAGCTAGTGCCGCCCTTTGTACAATACTTGTTATTTCTTTATTTTTTGACCCAATGTTTCTACGTGTAAAATTTAACAAAGAGCCAACATTTGTTATACCTTCTACTGCTTGAAAAAAACGATTTGTTTTTGTTTCAAAAGACACATCACTCTCTTGTGCAATATCTTTGATTACTTCTTCGTTAATACGATTTTCATATGTAGCAATAGATTCATCCTTTTTTTTCTTTGGTAAAACTTTGGCTTTCATTATTTCTTTACGTATTATAAACTTTACATACTCATCACTATTTGGAATAAGATTAGGGTTTAATGGTTTGGCACCACGTATTGGTGGTTGTAGCCATCTTCCGTCCATATATTGTTTTTTTGCTCTTACAATATCTATTTCTAATTCATCTGTTTTTGGATTGTATTTAGCAAGTTTTCTACGTGTTTTAGCTTGATACCCATCAGGTACATCAGTTTGCTCTATTGTTTGTTGTTGAATAATCTGACTATTTTTAACTTTAGGATTAACTGTATTGATTTCCCTTATAACAATCGCAGGAGCATTTTTTCGATAATCTATATTTTTTAATGACCAATTAATAGATTCAAAATCTACTAATCCTTTTTGTTTATGAAATGCTCTGTTATACGCATCTATATTTTGTTTTGGTGTTTTATTATTAAGTGCTTTACGTGCAACAGGTCCTGATAACTTACCAACCATTCCCCCAATAAGACCACCAGTTATTAACCCCATACCAACAACAGTTGCAGATTCATCAATTGTAGCTGTAGGGTCTAATGATAAGCGTATTGGTTCTGTAGCACCTACTAATGCACCCGTAGCTAATCCTGCCCTAGTTGCTCCTTTAACAAATCCAACACCTGTAGCTAAAGGAATAGGAACCCATATAAGTGGGTCAAGTAAACCTGCGGCAAACGCAGGTGTAATTCTATCCCCATCAGCTAATCTTTGTCGTCTTGTTTCATTGCGTAAAATTTGTGCACGTAATGCCATATCATGTTCTTTGTTATATACTTCACCAAATTTATCAGCATAAGGTATAAATCTATCAAAATTATTATCAAATGGATTATATGTTGGGTCTATAGGTGCGTGGTCCCAACCATTATCATATTTATATCTATCGGCTATCTGTCCAATCCAAGACAGCATAAAATTATCTTTTATATCACTAAAATAACTTGGTCGTTGCTTATATTCTTTTGGTGCAATTGCTCTAAGATAAGATGTATTAGTAGCGTGAGTTTGTCTAATTTGTTCTTTTTGTTCTTTATTTAAATCAACATCACGAATTATTTTGTTAATTTTCATTTATCAACCTTTGTGTTTCTTTTTTTCTACGCCTTAACTCTTCAAAGTATTTATCTTCATCTATCTGTTTTGCTAACCTTTCAATCTTTTCTTTATGATTTTTAAGATTAGATTTTTTTTGCATATGTTCTTTACTTATTTCATATTTTAAATTTTCTTTTAACATTTCATGTTGCTGACCATATCTTTTGTATAAACCGTTTAGTGTATCATAAATTTCTTTAGGCTTAAATATAAGCATCTCACCTGCTAAATTATTAAATATTTCTATTCTGCCTCCTTTATCATATCCTAATAAATATGTTGGAAATTGTACTAATGTCATATTAGCACCTAATTTTTCTCTTGGAATTAATACAATACCATTTTTTTTATTATCAAAATTTATTTTCATATTTTTGCTAGCTATAAATTTTTTATAATCATCAAACTCTTGTGGTGCTTGTTCTTTAAGTAACTTTAATATATCCGGTTGTAAATATTCTGTGTTTTTACTACCATCTTCATTTGTTAATCCATATGATATTTCGGGTGGAAATATAGCATAAACATCTTCTGTTGCATCAAAAAACGCATCTGTTGTCATAACACTTTCAGAATATCCCATTGTAGTTGTGCCATAGGCTCCATTCATAAGATGTGCTAATCGTTCTGCTGTATAAGATGCTACATACTCCGATGTAATTTTTTCTTCTTGTGGATTATTTTTAATTCTTAAATCATCTGTTACTATTTGTTCGATTAAATCAAAAAAATAAGCATCATGTATAGCATCACCAGAAATATCTGTTAAATATGCTGTTATACCTTTTTGTATTTCTTCTTCAATTTCTTTTACACTTTGGTCAGATTTTACACCTAATTCACTAATTGGTGTAGCTTTTCTTCTATCATAGGCAAGAAAATGCTCTTCTGATACTTGTCCTGTAATATAGCTTCTATTTACTATAAATCTTAATTTTTCTTTTTCCGTGTCATTTAAATCTAAATCAAACATAGTTGCGGCACGTGCAATACTTGGAAACGTGTATTTTCCATTATTTTTATATGACATTTGTGTTTCAAACATACCTGTAACTATTGTTTCTATAACTGGTATAACTCTGGGATTACCAAATTCTAAATCATCTTTAAATTGTTTTTTCATTCGTGGTGTAACTGTGCCAAATCTTTTTAAAAATTTTACAGTATCTTGTGCAATATCATATTGAAATCCTTCTGGAAATAATCGATTTCTTAATTCTTGATTATCATCAAACTCTCGCAAATCTGTGCTATCTAAAAACGAACTTTTATTAAGACTATAATTATCTTCATGTTCTAAAAAACTATACAATGTTGTTTGTTCAGTAGTTTCACTTGCTAAATATGTTATGCGTTTATTTATTGTACTTTCTAATTCACCTCTATCAGACGCATCTAATCCACCCAAACTATCAAAGAAACCTTGTTTAGTAATAGATATTTTATTACCATCTCCTGCTACTAACTCTACTTTTGGATTACCAACACCAATTAATAGTTTTTTTATTTCATTTAAATTATTTAGTAGAATCATATTACCTTGTGCTGTATTTTCTGTATCATTTGGAGATGACAAATAATCAGAGAATGTTCTATAAAATTTTCCATGTTTTATTGCAGACTCTATAACATCTTGTCCTTTGATTGCAATATCATCACTTACAAGAGAATATGTTTCTATTACATCACGTAACATATTAATTTTTTCATCCATGTTGTTGTATAAACCATTAATCCCATAATCTTGTATTTCTGTAAATAATTCATCTATCTGTTTATTACCCTCATATGTTTTTTTCTTATCAATAAAATTATTATAGTTAGCGGCAACAGTTCTTTCATTTTGTGTTTGTAGGTTTTGTAAATCTGGTTCAAGAACTTTTGTAAACTTGCTTGGTAAATTTTTAACAAGTTCATCAAGCATAACACTACTACGACCTATATATTGTTGTGGATTTTGATTTTTACGTAAAACATCTGCTTGTATTCGACTTGTAATTTCTCTAGCATCTGCCATAACATTATTTTGTAATTCCATAAATACTGTTTTGTCATATGCTTCTTGATTTCTATTAAATAAAAATAAAGGTTCTTTTATTTTGTTATATGTTTTTTGAACGTATTTATTACCATCTTCATCTGTTATTTCTTTTTCATCTACATCAAACTCTAATTGTTCACTTAATCTTTTTTGTTTAGCTGACTCAACAGACATAGCACCTTTCATAAGTGAATCAGAAAGATTGTCTAGTGTTTTACTCCATTGTGCTTGTGTTTCTTTAGATTTAGCTATTGCAGTATTATATCCAAAACCACTTGTTACCTGTATTTGGTTTGCATAATCTACATAGTCTTTTGCTTTTTTAACCATCAAAAACCTTATTCCAATTTATATCTGCACTTGCAAATGAACCAAAAGCATTAGCTACAGAATTTGTTGTTACTGCACTACGAGAACTTTTATATGCTTGACGACTGGCATCTTGTGCAATTCTAGTTTGTTGCACACCATATAAAGCATTTAATTGTCGTTCTGTTCCCATAAGTCGTATATTTCGAATATCTCTTTTTTTTGCTTTTTTATTGGCGGCAAAAAATGCACCATAACTAGGACTATCTAAGTCTATATCTGTTCCAGAGAATGTACTTCTATTTTGCTCATATTCTTCTGCGGCAATTCTTTTTCTTTCTGTTATTCTTTGACGCATAGCAAGTGCTTCACCCTCTGCTATCTGTTCTTGTTGACGCTGTTGTATAGCAAGTTTTTGTTGCTCCATCTGTTGTTGATAAGCCATAGCTTTTTTTTGCTGTTGAGCTTGATACAATGATGTTGCTGTTGAACCAATTGCTAATGCTATTGTTACTCCTAAAGTTGCATCACACATTAAAAATATACCTCTGAAGTTATTGACACTATTCTAAATGGAACAGGTATTGATTGTCTTATTTGTATATTAGGTTCTGTACTATATCCAAGTGCATATATTTCTTTTTTTCCTGTAAAACTAACTAAACTACTACTTGTAGATATACCATTATTTAACAAGACATCATTTCCATTAAGTTGTAAATTATATGTTTTATTTAATTCTAACACAGTTTTACCTATTTTTTTTGGCATCCCATATACAGAACCAAGTCCTCTTACTGCTTGTGTACTTTCTATAGGTAATGTATCTATTTCTACAGTATAATTCAATCCAATATCACAAGCACTTGCAGGTTGGTCAAACTGTACAATACCAGAAGAATTAACAACACCACTTCCAAAATAATTTATATCACCATCTTCTGAAGAACCAGATGTTGCGTGAACTGTTTTACCAATCAAATTTGGATTACTATTTAATCCACTCCATGTTTTACTTGTAACAAATACAAGAGTCACATTATCACTCTGACTTGCATTTGCATCTAATGTAAGTATGTATTCATTTGTATTACCTGTAGGATTAACACTTTGTATAGTATAAACTGTAGCTGTTCCTGTAAATGTAAAGGTTTCTCCTGCACTTGGCTTTGTTGTGCAGTCATCAATAGTTACTTGTTTAGAATTTGATATAGTTCCATTTACCTTTGGTGTGCCATATGGAATATAACTTGCTGATAATGTTTTTGTAACAGAAGCATCAGTTGGTACTGCAAATACAGAGTTTGCAAACTGTTCTAAATAATAAACAGTACTGCCATTTATTGTTCTTTTTACTGCAACATAATAAAAATCTGTTGTAGCTGTTGCCGACTCAAATAAACCATCGGTTGTATAAAGAACCCATCCTGCTATTTTTTCTTGTTTATGCGCAGAAAAAATTGCTAACGTACCATCATCATTTACAAACAACATAAATTGTTCTGTTCGAGTACCAGACTTACGTATTATTGCATTATCTTGTGGATTTGATAATGCTTGTGGTGATAAAAACGTCAGAACTAGAGGCTGATATTCCTCTGCCGCAGTATTAAAAAAATATTCTCTTGCTGTTTTTCCATTTGGTTGAACAAATATTGCCGCACCATCAAACATTTTTGGCATACACGTTTGTGTTACACCTAAATTACTTTGTCTTTTTATTTGCAAATCTGTTGGTGTAAGTGGTTTACCTACCTGTGGCTTTAAAAAAAATTCACCTGTGCTTGTAAATATTTCTAAATTTTTCCCAGAAACTAAATGACGAACATCATTTATTTGGTCAGACGAAATAGAAATTTGTATAGAATCTGTATCTTCTGCTTCACCTACATCAAAATTAAAAAAATCTGCTGTCCTTGAACCTGCAATAAAATCTGGTAATGCTGTGCCTCCTGCAAAAAATAATCTCTGCTGATGAAATCTACCAGTTTTTGGAAATCCATTTGTTGCAGAGTATACTTGCTCATCCCAACTTCGTGTTGGTGGGTGTCCAACAATTGTAACGCTAACACCACCTCCATCTTGAGAGTCTTGTGCTGTATCACTACTACCTGCTGTAAACTCATAGTGATTATCATCAACAACTGTTATAGTTCTTTCTCCATTAAGATTTGTTTGAGCCAGACCATTACCATCATCATTAAAAATATCTTCTGCACCCTCAATAGTTATACTTGCACCTGTAGTAAAACCATGTGCTATGTGTGTTACTTTTACTACTCCAGAACCTTCCTTTGTTGCAAAAGGGTCATCATCTAACTCAATACTTACGTCTTTCTGAAGTGTTCCTAATACTGTTGTTTCATTTGTATATTCAGATATAAGTATTTCAGAACCATGATATCGGATACGTGTACCAACATAATTTGATGCAAAGTAATTTACACTTGTTGTTGCTATAACAAAAGAATCTACTGTGCCTGTCCCACTTGATGATGTGCCATCACCTGTTGCTGTAAATTGAACACCTACTGTATTTGCTGATGCACCAAGTGCTGTAAAATCTGTCGTACCTACAGTTTTTATTTTATATGTTGTGCCTGTAACTATGTTTTCTGCTGTTATATCTACAGCACTTTTTGCTGTTGAATCTATATCTAATGTAATTTCATCATCTGCAAATTTAAAATATGGTTGAAATCTTTGTTCACCATTAACAGAATCTTTAAATTCAAAATCTGTTCTTGTAAATGTCGTTGCACCTGTTCTTTTTAAAACTTGTTGTACAAATGCCTCATGACATACAATCATTGTATCAGCTTGTTGTGTAATTGTTAACTCAAACAAGTGTGAAGTTTGCCACGGACAACCTGTTATAGTTTGTAATAATGTACCATTTGTTGAATAAATTTTTAAAACTGTATTTTGAAAAGCAAATATATATTCTTGTGATTCATTAAATATAAATGCTTCTAATCTTGATTGTGCTCCTAAGTCTGCTCTAAATAATGTTCCTGCTCTTCTTTCAATCGGGCCTTGATTAAGTGGGAATACATTTCTTGCTTTTTTTAAACCTTGTACAAATGAACCTAAATCTGTTCTTGCAATAACAGTTTCATCTAATTCACCTCTTTGAAATCCGTTTTGATGTACTCTTGTAACTGGCATATTATGACGAAGATGGAACTACAGCTGTAATGCCATTCAACGCTCCTCTTTGTCTTACTTCTATTAACAAACTACTTCTTAGTTTTCTTGTTGTTTGGGTTTGTGATTCTGTTGCTCGTGCAACCTGTAATTGTAGTAATGCTCTTTTTTGATATAAAACAGACAGATTGTCATTTCTTGCTATAGCACCTGCAAATAATGATGCTAATTCAAACTTAAGTATTTCAGTAAAATATGGTGGCATATCATTTTCATGTGGTCTAAATGTATAATCACATACTACTGTATCTGCTGTAGATGTATTTGTAAAAATAAAATCACCATATCTATCAAATACAATAACATTATCGCTTACTGTACACGTATGTATAAGTATTGCATCTGCAGGTATTGCATATGAAGATTCAAATCTATCTAACGGGTCTACTGTACTTTTAGATAATACTGCTTGTTTACTTGCAAATCTCCATCTTGCTCGAGTTAAATGTCCTTTAAGTGTTGATTCATAAAGCTGATTTGCTACTTGACTTTCAGTTGTATTGTCAGTAAATGACGCAATTGTATTTGCTCCAACTAAAATTAGTGCTTGATTACATATGTCTATATTTGTTACTGCCATATTAAAATAAAGGGGGTGTTACCACCCCCAATACTTATGTTCCGTTGGTTGTTGTTACGGTTGTAGCTCTACTTGCAGAAGTTACAACTAACATATCAACTGTTCTTGTACCTCCTGTAGCACCAACTACTAAAATAATATCATTTTGCATTAAGCCATTCGTCATATCATTAAAGTAGCCAGAACCTGCTATTGTACCAACAGCCTCAGTAGAATGGTATAACCAAAGATTTTGGTCACCTGCTCCACTGATTTTCTTAAAATTAGCTTTAATTAATGCCATCAGTATCTCCTATTCTTGTATTATACATTGAATCATACCTTCACCATCAATCTCAACTGCACCCATACTCATGTAAGATGTAATTAAGTTTGAAACTTTTTCCGGTATGTAGTTAACTTCAGTTCTAATATCAGAACCCATAGCAAGACCAACTGCTGATTTATGATAGGCATGACAATCTCTGTTACTTCCAGAAAGTGTCAATCCAGAATGTGTAAACCACATAAAGCCTAACCATCTCTTTGCAGTAAGACCACCTGCATAAGGTAAATCATTCTCGCCTACATATTCTGCTCTTGAGAACTGGTCTATTGTTAGTAAGTCTGCCCAACCTGCAGATGATACAACAAAATATCTTTGTCCATCATCTGGAATATCTCCTGCACCAAATGCTTCATAAACAGTTAATGCTTTAGCCAAAGTAAGACCCTGACTATTATGTGCTACATTATTACTGTTTGTACCTGCATCTAATATATCGATAATTAGTTGGTCAGTTTTTCTACCTAGTGCAGAAGCCGCACTTTGAGAAAGAACTTGTCTTTCATCAATGTTTGTTTTCAACTCATCTAGTCTATCGACATAATCTGCCGCATAGAAATCTGATAGAGATACTTCTACATTATTGTGAGTAATTTCCATAGTTGGAACATTAGCGTGTCTACTTTTTTCAGTAGCAGAGCCTTTACCCACTTTTTGGAATCTCGCTTGAGAACCCTTAACATTATTAAGCGTTCTGACAGTATTCTTTAATTTTGAGCCCATACGCTGATAAGCCATGTGGACTTCACTCTCAAATTGCTTAATAAATGCAGTTGTAATGGAAGTTGCCATTATATACTCCTTTATTAGTTACTATTAAACAAATTTCAAGTTATCCATTTTTATTCTTTTGGGTTGCCCAATAACGTGGGCCCAAATGTTTAAGAATGGGCTTTACTCCTCTAAAAACCTTTATATTAGGTTTTTTATAAAAGTATAACATTTTTTGACCTTTGACAAGTACTGGTGTGTTTTTAAATGTAAATCCTAAAAATTTTAACCATCTTATTGTTTTTGTTTGTTCAAAAGAACAGGTGTTAAACAAATATGTAAAGTGCTCTTCAACATATCTAACAAAGATAATATTACCTTTACAAAATTTTACAAAGTTAGTAAAAGGCTCTTCTGTTGATAAGAACCAAATTTTTCCTGTTGTTTGATGTTTGTAGATTGGGCACACTCCCCACATAGCAATAACTTGATGTTTATTATTAAATAATGAAAAAGTAATTGTATTTTTTTTATAATTTCGAAATGGATATAGTAATGCTCTTAACGGGTCATAACCCAAAGATGCTATTTCATATTTATCAAGTTGCTTTAGTTTTGGTGCTAACTCATAGCAATCGTCTGGAATTGCTATATCCATATACATTATCTGTATAGTCTATTAAACGCATCATCAACTTTTTTTACATAACTGTCATCTCTATGTCGTGAATCATAGTATCGTGGGTCTTTCATCATACTCCTTACTTCATTAAGTGTTAGTTGATTAACAGGTCTAGCAGAAGGCTGTTTACCACTTATATTATTTTTTGTTAATTCAATAATACTTTCTAATACCTCTATGCCTTGTGCAGTTCGTGTAAGTGTTGAATTATCGATTAGGTCTGCTTGTTCTGGTGAAAGATTTGTATCTAAAAAATTATAAACAGCATCCAAACGTGCATCAACATTTTCACCAAGTGCTTCTATTTCTTTTTCTTCATCTGGTTGACTACTTTGTATCATGTCAACATATTTATTTATACCTTCTTGAAACATATCATTATCATAGGCATTTTCATCACAATGATTTTGCCACCATTCCATCATAGGATTTGATAATACCATTTCTTCAGTTATAGTTTCTGGTAAAGCAGGTAACGTATATTCTTCTGGTTTTTCAGACATTGCTTCTTCTGATAACTCATTAATTAACTCTTCTCTAAATTCTTCTTTTTTTCCTCCAACAAATTTTTCTAGTTCTGTATACCCTTTTTCTAACTCCTCATGTGTATTAAACTTTCCTAATATTTTTGGTGTAGCTATTTCTTCTGTAGGTTCTGCAGTAGTTTCATTTGTTTCACGTGGAACATTCTCATTTACTAGCTGTGTTTGTTCCTGCGTTTCTTCAACTATTTGTTGTTCTTCCGCTTGATTTTCATCATTTGACATTTAGTTTCTCCTGTACAATGTTTTGGCTTTTACCTTTATTAATTCTACGTTGTATCAATCCAACCATATATCTTTGACCCTCTAGATGACGTAATGTTGCATCTGATACTTCGCTACCTGCAACAGCTTCTATAGTAATAGATTTAAGATAATTCATTAATTTTTGTCCATTTTTTGTATTTAGAACATTTAAAAACAAACTATTTAATTCTGTTTCTTGTTCTGCAGGTCTGGTATAATTATCTAATCCAACAAGATTATTAGAAGCGGATTTCATAGTTTATAAATACACAAACATAGTCGTAATGTCAACCAGTTATACTCCGTGCACCTTTAGTAACCTCTTCTGGTGAAAAATTTCTACCTTCTTGTTGTGCTCTTTGATTTACTAATTCTTGAATTTGTTGTGATGCTTCTGCCATTTCTTCTGGACTTCTTATTAGTTCTTCTGGAATACCTAGTTTTTTCGCTATAAACTTCGCCGCTTCATCTTGTTTTATTAAAATGTTTAATAACTGTGGCCCTACTCTTGCTTGTATTAACCCTAAGAATCTATCTAATGTTGCAACGTCTTGTTGTTGTTGTGCTTGTGCTAGTGGTGATGATGAACGAATTTTTATTTCTCTCCCATTAACTACAGGAATTGTAATGCGTCCTTGCTTTTTTAAAATATATATTACTCTTTGAAGAACAGGTGTCACTAATTCTGCTTGTAATCTACCAAACGCCGCACCTATTTGTCTTGATAAATCAGCCATACGTTCTGCAACTTCTGTTGCTGACATAGGTGTTTTTTCATTTGGATTACCTAACATATCATTGTACAGTGCTTTTTTTATATTAGTTCGCATATCTCTTAATACTAAATCAGATACTTGAAAATTACCTGCAGGTCTAACTGGTGTTAATCCTGTACTGCCTTGTGCTTTTGGTATAATAGTTCCGGGAATAAGTTGTATATTATCAACATTTATAACACCATCATCTTCTACTTGATACATACCAGAGATAGCCATTTGAGCATTTTCTAAAATTAATTCTATAACTAGATTTGCAGTTTTAATTGCGGGTAGTGCCATTTGTATTGGGCCTCGTCCATAAACTTCACCTGCTACTTTTGACCATCTATATACAACATAGGGATTTGACCCTGTGCCTTTAAATGTTTTATCTAATAATTTTTCTTCATACATTTCTGCAATTACACAAAATATATGTTCTTCTTCTTTTGTGTTTTCATAATTTCTATATACAACTTCTATAATAGAACAATCTTTATCTGGGTCTTTTTCCATATCTTTCATCATCTTGTCAGATATTTTTGCTTCGGGATAAGCAATTTGTAATTGTGAAAACTTAATTAATCGTTTTCTAAATACATGGTCTACTTGGTCATCATGTCCGCTATCTAATAAAATTTGTGGTAATGGTATAGATTTAAAACGTATAGGATGAACAGCATCTCCTTCTTCAATTAAAAGACAACCTGTACCAACAGCACAATCTAAAAATGTTTCATGTACTTCTTGAGAAAAATTTGAGTTTTGTAAGACCTCAAATACATATTCTGTAACTGTATCAAGATTTTGATTAACACCTTTTTGTTGGTCTTTAGGTATTTCTGAACCTGCAATTAAATCTGCCCAACGGGCAAAGTTTGGTACAATACCTGCTTGGATACGTGATGCAAATTCTTGAACGCCAACTACTGCTGTTTCATCAAATATTCTATCATTACGACTTCTACCTATTGTTTCACTATAGAAACTTTCTCTTTGTGGCAAACAATACTCATAACAATCTTCAAATGTCGGATTCCATTGGTCTTTAATGGCAACGGCTTTTCTATAACGTGCCATCAATTTACGTACAGGATTTGTTTCTCCTATATTTTCTACTGCCATTGGTTTATAATCTATTACCATTTATTTCCTACTCATTCTTCATATTCCAAAAAAAAACACATAAGCCAAAAAATAGATATAACAATGTTACTAACAAGCTATACGCCAAGTGTATCCCTTGATTGCAAATCTGCAGTAACCAAGAATCCTTGACCTCCACGTCGACCTGTCAGTAATGACCTTCTGCCACGTTGCCCTGCCACTTGTGCCACTCTATCTTGGAACTGTTCGTCCTTTAACTTACGTCTTTCAGCGAGTTCTTCTCTACGTGCCTGTGCTCTCTGACGGCGCAATGACTCATCAGGTGGCGGCGGTGGTGGTGGTGGTGGTGGTCTTGAGCCTCCTCCTACACACATTATCTTCTCCTTTCGTATATGCTTTTAGGTTTTAAATTAAAAACATTAAAATTTCTTTTTGCTATTATAGGTTTACTAGATTTATTACCCATTGTCAAAGTTCTTCCTTCGCCTGCTCCAAGTAATAAATATTGAAGTGCATCATGAATATGTGAAAATCTATTTTTATTTGGCTTTTCATCATAACGTTCTCCACTTACTTGGAGTCTACGATAATGATAACCACCTGTAAATCCTTTAATAAGATTTGTACAACTTTTATCTACAAGTAAACCACTTTCACCATCAACCATTCTATTAAGTGTAGCATTTACAGATTCTAAACGTAAACTTACATCATTGCTAGGTGCGGGTCTTGCCATAATGCCTAGTCCTTTTAATATTTGAAATGGTGTATTTTCATCTGTTTGAACCCTATGGTCACCTGCAGGGTCACCAAATATTTGAAATGGGCGTGGTAAATACTTTGTCATACTCATTTTCATAAGTTCTGCAAAACGAACAATACCCATATCTTCTGCAACAAGTTCTTCGCATACAACCCACCGATTTCTAATTTTTTGTGCAAAGACACAGGCAGGAGTTAATCCAAAGTCAATCCCAATATAAATAGGTAATTGTGGTGCAAGGGCTAGTTCTCCTTTAGCTACATGAACATCAGTTCTAAATGATTCATATACAGGTTTACCATCTTCTATTTGTCCTAATTTATTTAAAACATATACATCAATCCAAGATTTGGTCTTACCACGTATAATATTTTGGTAATAATTTTTTGTAAGATTTTTACTATTTTCTTGTTTTGGATTTTCTTTATAACTTTCTATTTCTTTTTCATTATTACGTTGTTCTAATAACGCAGGTGGTTGATTCCAAAACTTCCAATTATCTGGAGTTATTAACATTTTTGCTTCTTGTTTACTTATATAATCTGGAATAATTGATTCACCAGACATGATACTCCACCAGTGGTCTGTATCTGGAGGGTTGGTATCGCAAATAACACCATACCATGTTGGGCCACCATCACGCATAGATGGAAAACGACCAACACGCATAGAACAAGCATCAACAATTGACTTAGGAATCTCTCTAGCTTCATTTATCCAAACTCCTGTTAGTTCTAAAGATAATAACTTTTTAACATCTTCTGGTCTATCTAAAGCTAAAAATATAACTTCAAGGTCTATATCACCTTTTTGTATCTTATGTGTATAAGGCACACTCCATGTAAATGTACCCCAATCTTCTTCGGGAAACCAATCTAACCATGTTTTTATAGTTGTTGTTTTAAGTTGTGGGTTTGTATTTCTTATGACTGCCCATCTAGATTTACGTATACCATCTTCTGATTTTGCTTGAGTTATTGCTGTTTTAATTATTTCTATACAACAGGCAACAGATTTACCCGAGCCAACAGGCCCACGTATACCTCTAAAAAAACTTTTATTTTTAAGAAACTCTTTAAGAGTATCACCATCTGGCTTATAGTTTAGTGATGCCATAATCTACAGCTAGTTTAATTAATTTTTCTCTAGCGTTTTCAGATAATGATTCTATTATTCTGTCCGCTTCATGATTGGTAACAAATTCTTTTGGGTAGTGTTTCATATGTTGTGATTTCACCACAGTACGTAATGTGTCTATTTCTTTAATAGATAATCGTGTAAATAGCGTCATACTCTTCTATATTTTCTAACTTTTCTTGCTATTGCTCTTGGTTGTTTACTAAACTGTTTACCACTAGCTTTATCTTTTCTTTTCTTTGCAGTTGTACGAGCATATTCTGCTGATGATAAACTTTTAATTGCTTTTGATGGAAGATAGCGTTCACCTGTTTCAGAAGATTTTTTACCGGACTTTGTTCTCCATTTTTGTTTTGACCACTTTGCAAGTGAGGTTTTTGATTTACCACCACCACTATAACCACCACCTGCTTTTTTATAGGCTTTGACGGCGGCTTGGGCTTTTCTACCTGACCATTGACCTGCACCTGTGCCATGACTTGCTTGTGCTTTTATACGTGCAACAATTCTTTTCCAAAGACTTGGTTTAGTTTTTTTTGCTGTCTTGCTCATTTTTTTGCTCTATTAAATGCTATTGATGTAATTCGTATATTAGCTAAACTATTATTTCTTGGATTACCATCTCTATGGTCTATATCTTTTTTGTCATTTTTACTTACTCTTTTTAATCGTATAAGTAATCTACGCATTTTGTTGCGGTGTGCTCTATCTTTTTTTTGTGACGAAGATGATTGGAATTTAGCATATTCGTCCTTATAATCTCTATGCATTTTATTGAGTGTAAACTATTTTTTTTGCCATTTCTTCAGCAACTTCTTTGCTATGTCCACGTATCATTTTAATTTGTACATAATCAGCAAACTGTTTGGCTCTATGATTTTTAAGTTCTTTTTTTTCATTAGCAAGTATTTTATCTGCTATTGCTTCCATTTTTTTACTTTTTTTTGTCATATTTATCTAATATTTTTTTTAGTTGTTGTCCATATACTCTAACAAGTCCCTGACTTGCTGTGTTTGATATTATTTTATTTTCTGTTTGTTTTATAATGTCTTCTCTTAATTTATTTGCTTTTGCCCTATCTGCATTAGTTAAATTAATTTTACCTTTTGAGCCAATAAGACTTCTAAACTTTTCTGTTATTGCTGTACGTAATTGTTTTGCATCTACTTCTCCTTTAACAGCCTTATCATATGTTTTATCTTTTTCTGTTTTAGGATTTTTAGAATCAACAAATTTATTTAATCTTTTTTGTGCTTGTTCTCTTTTTACTCGTCTACTGCTTTTTTGTGGTGGTTGTGACCTTGCTCCTGTTTTTAATTTTGTTGGTTGTATTTTTTTACCAACTTTCTCAACTGTTTCTCCAACTTTTCTTCGAACAACAAGTTCACCTCTTTTAAACATATCAACAGCTTTACCCAATCGTTTTTTTACTGCACCACTTTCTAATCTAGTTTTACGTAATTTTTTACCTAATACTTTACGTTTACCTTCTGATTCTGCTAATTTCTCTGCATCTGTTTTAGATTGTGTTTTTTTAGTAGTTGTTTTTTTAGTAGTTGTTTTTTCTGTGGTTTTAGCTTTTGGTCTACCACGTGCATCTCGTGGTTGTTTCTTTGCCAAGTCTGCCTGTGGAAATCTTTTCTTGTATGCTTTAGTAAATCGTGCAAGTCCTTTTTTAAATGCCGATTTGCCTTTTTTCATAAGTGCTTTACCTACAGGTGTTTTTGCAAAAAGTTGTGCTCCTCTACCTAATCCACGAATAAATACTGGAGTTAAAGCTAAACCTGCTACAGTTCCAACTGTTTTTAATACTTTTTTATTACGTGCATCACGTCTTGCTTTTTCTTCTGCTGTTAATGGTTTTCTGTCTGCTCTACGTCTAAGTCTTTGTTTTTTGTTGCCTTGTTGACGGACAGGTTCTGCTTTTTGTTTTGACTCTTCTGCTTTCTCTCTATTTAATCTATTTATTAATTCAGTATCATCAACTCCTGTTTGTTTTTTTTCAACTACCTTTTTTTCTTTTACAGGTGATATATTTTCTTTTTGAACAGGTATTGGCTTTGGAACTGTTGTTGATTCACCATAACCTTGTGCTTTAGTTCCTGTGCCTTGTTCTTGTCTTTCATTATCAGATTCACCACGACGTGTAGCAAACTCACCCATTCTAGCAATAGCTGTATAGTTTGTAGGATTTAAACGTAGAAGACGTCTACGTTTTCTTTCTCTTTCTGCTTTATCCACTTTTCTTCCTTTTTAATTTTTTAAAATCAGCACCTGTAATTTTATTACGTGGTTTTGCAACACGGGCAATTTTTTTTTGTTTAGGACTTAATCGCATTTTTACCTTTCATTTTCATAATTTTTCTTTTAACACTAGCAGGTAAATCTTTAAAGTGAAATAATTTTTCACTTGTTTTATTATGTGTCTTACCTGTATGTGTTTCTCCATTAGGCATTTTATGAGTACCCCCCTTATGGACAGACCCATCTTTTTTATAGTGAGGTACTCCTTTCATTAGTACCCTTTTTTCTTTTTTTTCTTCATTGGCATTTTTTTTCCGGGCATTTTACTTTCCTTTCTTTTTTTTATTTTTTAATCGTATGGACATACGCTTTGCTTTGGCTCTTGCATCTGCCTTGCTCGACGCACCCCATGCACGTAATGATAACAAAAGTCGTGTTGGTTTTCCATCTTTATATTCTGGACCGGGCATATTACCCATTCTTGCTAGAAAAGATGCACGTCTTGGATTATCTCCACGTTTGACAGGAGGACGTAATGTACCTCCTTTATAAGATGCACGACCTTTGGCATTTAATCCTCCCTTAGGATTCTTACCTGCCTTTCTTTGCCATGCGGGTGTTTTCATTTACTTTTTAATTTTTTAGCTTTTTTCTTAGCTAATCTTTTTTTTCTAGCTGTTTCTATTTTATTTTCTGCTTTATCTTTTTCTAAAAGACGACGTACCGGAGTTATAAATCTATCTCTTGAGCGTTTTGGCTTTGATGCTCTTTCTCCAGATGTTTCTGGATTAATAGTTACCATATATCCACCAAGTGTTTTATGTTGTTTTGCACCCGTAAAAGGATTTACATTCTTTGATGTAACCATACTACCAAATTTTCTAACAGACTTTTTCTGAAACTTTTTATTTGTCATAACCGAACCTTAACAGAAAAAAAAATAAAAAGCAACGAACCTTGAACAACTTTAACGAGAGGATGGTACTTCTACTATGGTGGCGTCAGCTGTTTTTCTAACCTACCCTATGATTTATACTTGCGTTGCGGTGTAAAAATCTTACGTCAGGTCTATATTGATAGAGAAATCACCTTTAACTAGGTGCTGATGCTTGTCAGGTGCTTTAAATCCTGCCCTGTCAAGTATATCTTTACTGGCTTCCAACTGTACGTACTCTGATTTAGCATCAGTACAGAGTCTAAGTAACGTGCTACTTGCCTTCGTCGCACTCAGTCCTAACGTTCTTTGTATCTCTTGATTCATATATTGCTGTACCTTTGGAGTTCGTAGCATCTTACTTGCACTAACACGGGCACTAGTGCCCTTGTATCCTGCGACTTTGGACGCCTTGGTTATCGTACAACCTGTGGCTACGAGTGTATCCACTAACAATTTCGCCTTTGCTGATATTTCGTTGCTCATAACTACTAACTCTTCTTATACTTGTTAATCTTTCATTTGTCAACATACCATGTATCATTGAGATACTACACCTATGAAAAGATATGCTGAGCATACCAGAACGGCTAAGAAGCCGTTCTTTCTTTTCAAAGCTTCCGTATCTCTTTTATAATAATCATACTTGCCACATTGCAAGTATGCAAAAATGTCACCTTACTTTGTGGTATTACAAAGTAAGCAAAAAATATAATATCATACTTTGCCTTTTACCACGTCCCGATAATTATAGTACAAGAAAAAAGACAGCACGGTGGGTCCCGGCACTTCGTGCCACCCTTCCGGCGTACGCTTTTGTCTTGTACTAAATTTCGGCTCAGGTTGGGTGCCCGCAATCAAGATTGCGACCCTGCCCTGCGGTAAACTACGTGGTAAAAGGAAGAGTGATATTTGTATATTATGTATACAGGTATCACGTAATATTAACTCATAATAAAAAGGATAAACATTATGAAACAACCAAAAAATAAAACAATTGGTAGTGTTGCAAAAATAGTAAACACTATTGTAACTGAGTTAGACCGAACATATACTGCAGGTCTACTCAATCAGTATGACGACCCATCTGCGACCTTAGTTGGTTCAATGATTGAGTCTTGTCAGTACCTAATAACTAATGATAAAGCAAAAAATACAACTCTATACATCTCAAACGAAGCAGATGAAAAATACAATCTGTATCTAAGAGAGCTTGAGGATAAAAAAGAACAACATAATGACCCTAAATTCGCAGGGCCTAAACGTTTTGATAACCTTGCTCTTGAAGAAGCAGTTGACTTAGTTGAAGGTAACGGAGGCGACGCTATTGATAGAAAAGTTATCGCTAACTCAAACCTTGAAGCCATCAAAATGCTACAATCAGACTTGTTTGATTGTTACAAAGCAATGTTTGACAGAGAGTACGTACTTGTTGATGAAAGAAAATCATCAACAGTAACTAAGCGTCCATCACGTAAGATGATTGCTTAACTAAACTAAACCCAAGTGTTACCTTCCTGACACTTGGGTTTTTTTATGATTACGGAACACCCCCTTGTGCTTCGCACGGCGGGGGTGCCACCTTCGTATCATTTCACTATCATCAGTACAAAATAAAATCAGTACGACTTGCAATGCAAATGTCAGTACTATATAATAACAATGAAAGGATAATGTTATGTCAAAATATCTAAATGAAGATTCTCGTAAACATCATTACGAAAGTACAATCGAGTCAACTCACCTCAAGCATATCAATTATATCAATACAATGAGGCAGTATGCAAATGAATATCAAGCAACAGTACAAGAAAAAAGTGTTGATATACCTGCACCTATGTTAGAAAAAGCCATGCATAGCTACAAAAAAATATTTGATATTACACACGCTATGCTAATAGCAATTGAAAACAATATGTATGATAAAACAGTTTGGGAACAAGGTATGCTAAGTGTAAACCAATACGTAGACAGTATGGAAACAATTGCAAACTATGGAGGTACAAATGGCAAAAATTAGACCAACACGCAGAACAACACTAAAACTAAAAAGAACACTAGCAAGATATCAAGAAGAATATTACATCAATGACCAAGCTATACTTGCAGGTCAATGTGATGATGAAGAGCGGCAAAAATTTTTAGACAAAGAAATCAAAGCTATATGTAATTTACTAAACTATGATTTTGTACAAACAATGGAGCAATACTATGAAAACAAATGAACGTAAAGAACTGCGCACACAAATACAAAATGTAATCACAGCAATGGAAAAAGATATGCAAGTACAGAACATCTACACAAAACATGTCTTATACAAATACGTTGCTTCATTACAAACTATTGACAATTATCTAGAGAATTCAACGTAGCTTCAATGTGCATTTAGTGTACGTAGATGCAACTGCGAATAGGTTTTGTCCTTTGTACCTACCTGACTCCACGGCTAACAAACAAGGACATTTAAACTGTAGCTACATCAATGTAGAGGAGGGCTGTAAAAAGCGTACCATTTAATGTACAAAGATGTAGCTTACAGCTATATCAACTAAACTAACAAGGAGATAAATATGTTAGACATTGTAAACAAAAATGACTATGACTTTCCTGTAGAAATGGTAGAACTCGAAGCCATCAATACAGAAGGACAAGTTGGCAAAGATAACTACAAAGTACCTAAAGACTTGGCACGTGCTTGTGTACGTACTGATACCGGACAGGTACTAGGTATTCACGGCAGTAAATACAAACCAATCAATCACAATACTGTTGTCAATACAATTGAATCAAGTGTGGATAAAATGTTAGCAACATTGAACAAGTCAATTGATTCAGAAGATATTGATTACAAGGTAAATGTATATGACAACGGCGCAAAAATGCGAGGGTCATATACATTCAAGAACCTTGTAATACAACCAAAACTAGATGATATTGTAGCATTTCGTATCAACTTTTTCAATAGCTATGACCAATCTTGGGCATTTCAATCTATTGCAGATGGCCTTCGACTTTGGTGCCTCAATGGGTGCACAACACCTGCAACAGCTACAAAAGTTAGATACAAACATACAACCAAAGTATCTATTGATTGTGTCAAACAAAAAATGATTGATGGTTTCAATTATTTCAATGACCAAGAAGGTACATTCAAAATGTATGCACTTACAGATGTACAAGACCATGCAGTTGAATCATTTTTCAAACAAACATTATGTAAAACATTTACACGTAGCACATCTTCATTGCCGTGGAATATGTTTCAGTTTGAAGAACTTATGCGTCAGTACGACAAAGAAAAGTCTACACTTGGTAGAAACTTATGGGCTGTATACAATACTATGACCCATTGGGCTACCCATGTAGGTAATCACAAAACACAAAAACGCAGAGAAGATGAAGTAGCTAAAGCACTTTCATCACATCAATCAATCTTTACAGGAGTCTAATATGAGTCAAATACAACAAGTTTTAGAACATCTTAAGCTACACAGAAGTATTACACCAATCGAAGCACTAAATATGTATGCTTCTTTTAGATTAAGTGCTATAATTTTTGAGCTACGAAAAGAACATTATATCAATACAGTACTTGTAGATGATGTAAACAAATTTGGCAAACCAGTACAATATGCCAAATATATGTATGTCGGCGCAATAGAAAGTGAGGGGAAGAAATGAACTACAAACAGCTAGTTCAAGAACTAGCACAGGTACGAAAAGACTTACGGCTTTGTAGCCGTGCTCTATCCGATAGGATAGGCGTGGCGGAATCGTCCGTAAGTCTTTGGGAGTGTGGCAAAAAAGTGCCTAATGCACAACTGCTTATGGATTGGTGTACTGCACTAGGTACAACACTTACTATGCTTCACGGCAAGACAACCATTTCAATTGAATATCAACCTTGCCAATACACACAAGATTGGATAACCAAAACTTACGGAGAGCACTATGACTATAACCAAGAACGAGAAATCTTTATTGACTATTACAAATCAACTGGAGCAATTAAAAGCGATTGGCACGCTTCCTTCAGAAACTGGCTCAGACGAGCACACAAGTTTGCCAATGCACGAAAAAATACGGAAAGCAACTTGGTCGTCAGTTCCGAGGGCGTTCAAGAAAGACGTCAACGAATCTCTAATGTTACTAACATACGACTTAAGACATAAACAAAGAACAGATGCTATCAGTAATGCGGCCTCATTTTATTTAGATGATGTCTTACACAAAATCAAAGCATGGTACAAGGTAATGCAACCTGCTTCAACTAAAACAGTTGGTATGGTGCTAGAAACTATTGCATCAACATTCAGTTGCAATGTACCTAATGAACTTGGACTAAGTGTTTATATAAAAATACTAAGTCGTTTCCCAGAATTTGTACTGACATATAATACAGAAAAAATTATTGCCAGTGCAAAATGGCGAAGGCTTCCATTACCTAAAGAATTTCTTGATGTAATGGAGCCAGATTTTGAACGCCACAAGCTGTGGCTACAAAACTTTCACCAAACCTATTTGTCGTTTGCACAATGGCGACAAAAACGGTATAATACTACAATATAATAACAATAAAAGGAGTTAATCTCATGCATAAAAGAAAACACACTATTGGTGGTAGTGATGCCACTAGAATTATGAAAGGCGATTGGTACAATCTATACAATGAAATCAAAGGTTTTCAAAAACCAGAGGATTTGGAATGGAAAGTATCAGTATGTATTGGTCAAGCCACCGAAGCACTTAATCGTAAATTTTTTGAACATGAAAGTGGTATGCAAGTATCTACATATCGTTGGTCTGATGCACAGTTTCCAGACAGAGTAGATTGGCGTCATGCAAGTTATGATGGCATTTGCCTAACCTCTACACAAAATTGGGTGCCACTTGAATGTAAACATACTTACCATACTAATAATATACAAAAAGTTGTTGAAACATACTATGCACAACTACATCATTATATGCTTGTGTCTGGTATTGACTTTATTTATTTATCTGTATTCTTTGGTAACTTTGAATATCAATATTGCAAAGTCAGTAAAGATAAAAAATATATGAATGAACTTATCAAACGAACTGATAAGTTCAAACAAATGTTAGATACAGATACTATCCCATCACGTGACTTAGAAGAACACAAACATATCAAATCAATTGTACTAGATGACATGATTTCAATTGACTATGACAAAAAGAAAAACAATCAGTTTATGTCACTAGCTACAGAATGGTGTTCAACAAAAGATACACATGATTTACATAAAGAATTAGGTAAACAATTAAAAGATATAATACCTAGTAATTGTAGGTTTGCCTCTGGTTCGGGCCTCCAAATAGCCCGAAACAAGGCAAACCATTTGTCAATTCGTAAAATGAAAGGAGCATAAATGACAAATACAATCAAAACTAATATGGATATTTGGAAAACTTTAGGTAGAACTAACCCCAAATATACCAAACCATTTCAAAAGTTTGGTGGTAAAACACTTACAACTATTGACCCAATGTATCAGATTATGATGATGACCGACTTGTTTGGCCCGGTAGGTCAAGGTTGGTCATATGACGTAAACTATACCTACACAGACAAATGTGTGTTTGCAGAAGTATCTATCAGATATTCTGTAGCCACAAAACTTGATAAACAATGGTACAAATATGGCCCAGTATCTTCTGTACAAGCCTTGTATAAAAAGAATGGTGGGCTTGATGATGAAGCACCAAAGAAAGCAATGACAGATGCTATGACAAAAGCATTTAGTCACCTTGGAATGTCAGCTGATGTCTTTCTTGGGTTATTTGATAGCAGTAAATACATTGAAAAAACAAGAGAACACTTTGCAGTAATTGATGCAGAAAGGAGAGTATCTAATGGCAAGTCTGAATGAAGTACAACTTATCGGTAATACAGGTATTGACCCCGATATAAAACAAACATCTAATGGTGGCAAGTATGCAATCTTTACTTTTGCAACTACAGATAAAAGAAAAGATGCACCAGATACAACACAATGGCATAAAGTTGTGTGTTGGGATGAACGATTAGCTGATACAATTGAACGCTTTGTAAAAAAAGGTGACAGACTTTATATCAAAGGTAAACTTGTATATAGAACGTTCGAACATGAAGGTGTAGAAAAAGAAAAAGCAGAAGTGCATATGGAAAAATTTTCTAGCAAACTTGTAATGCTTGGAGGTAATGCACCCAAAAAAGTATCTATGATTACTTCAAAAGAAGAAACACGACCATCTGATACAGAAGAAAAAACAGAAGAAAAAGTATACAGAACATTTGAAGATGAGGTACCATACTAATGACTAAAAATGAACTCAAGGTTTTGAAGTTCGTACGGAACTTCATTGCACAAAATACCTACAGCCCTAGCTATGAGGAAATTGCACAGGGCTGTGGGTACTCTGCAGGTGCAAACGCTTACAGAATTTGTATGCAACTCGTACAAAAAGGCTACCTTGCTAAAGAACAAGGCAAATGGCGGAACTTGGTGGTAGCTAATGGGAAAGTTTAGTAAGCGTAAAGGCTACAGAGTTGAGGCAAAGCTTGTCAAAGAACTTAATCGAGGTGGCATTGAATGTCGTAGACAGCCTATGTCTGGTGCTATACAAGACTTTCCCCATGATATAGAAATACGTGAACCAAGAATGACGGTAGAAGTAAAAGCACGAGCAAATGGTGAAGGCTTTAAAACTTTAGAGCGTTGGAAAGGAGGTGCAGATATACTAGCACTTCACAAAGACCACGGCACTACACTTATGTGCCTTGATATTAATCTATTTATTGAACTATTAACAAGAAAGGAAACACAATGAGTATTGTATTTAGTTTATTTCTACTTTTAAATGTAGCTAATCCAGAGAACAGAGCATTTTTTGAACAAGCATTAGCTAATCACAAACAATATAATTGCACTTTTGTTTTTAAAGGTATATCTGCGCCGAAAGAAAGACCTGCAATGACTATGTTTGGATATACTGCCTTCAAACAAATCTGTAAAAAATAGTGTTTAAATTATTTGTAGTTACGCTTTGGTTAGAATATGAAGGCAGAATGTATGTAAAATATGCTGTTCCATTGCTTTCAAAATGTAATGTATTTACATGGTGGAGTATACAGGAACAATTTTTATCATCTAAATTTAATGTGGTTGCAATGAAATGCACACGCTTTAGAGATTTTCGGTATGATAAACGTATTTATTCGTTAGAATAGATACAATAAAGCCATAACAATAGCTACAACGAGGATAGCTGAGCGTACAGGGCGATTCATCATATAACGATACTTCATTCGCCAGTACTCTGTTTTGCTCATTCTCGACCATATATCGGTCTTAACTTTACCCTCTGTATTAATATATATAGGTTTATCATTATTTTGTGTATTTTTTCTTGGTCTACCTCTTGGCATTGCGTTTCTCCATTTTATTCTGTAGCACACCAAATGCTCCTTTACCTACACGAAGTCCATATGAGGCACTAACAGAAATTAATATTATATGAGTGAACCAATCCGGTGTTGACTTCTCTAAGAATTCAAAACCTTGACGTACAGAATCTTGTGTGAATGGTAAAAATGAGCAAATCAATATACCACCGATAACAAGAGTCCAAAATTCGTCTTTCCATGACTCTCCCATTTGGTCAGTTAGACTTTGCTGTAGGTCTATCTCACCTGCCGCTTGTTTCTTTGCTATCTCGGCACGACTTTTTGCAATAGCTACTCGTGTTTCTGTTTCGGCTTTTATCTTTTGATTGCGACCTTCAAGCCATGTTGAAACTACAGAACCTATTGGGCCAAGTAATGCACCTATCATTTTATTAGTCCTTTTCTATACCCGTTGACCTTATCATAGGTTAAAACTTCTTGTCTATTGTTTTCTTGTACCAGTGAAACGTGAACCCAACCACTATTAGTTTCTCCTGTATAGCACTCCAATATACATTGGTCAAAATCAAGTGATGTAACAATAAGGTCTGCAAGGTCATAGGTTGATGTACCAAATACTTCAATATCAACAGCATTGCCTACACAATGTTGACTTTTAGATGATGAACCAATCGCTTCACTTAACGGAGGACAGCGATAACCACTTGTAATTACAATCGGTTTCTGCACAAGTGTTCGTAATGGTTCTAAAAGATTGGTAGCCAAATGGGTGAGGTTGGTAATATGTAATGGGGAAGGATAATTGTCTATACCTAATCTCTCAGCCATTTGGCTTTTAGTAAATTCTCTTAATGTAAAATGTGGACTTAATTGCACTAAATAAATCCTTTCATCTTCAAGAGAAATCCAAAGTAATTATATATCACAATACCTGATATAATAAGAACTATTGTAATAATTACAATATCTCTGTTTCTTTTTTTTATTCTTTCCATTTCTCGTAATTGTTGTTTTTTTTTGGCTCTATGCTCCGCTATCTCAGCTTGTAATCGTTCCCATTGCCCGGCATCTCCATATAATAAAAAAATTTCACGCATTTCTTTTCTCATTCTACGCAATTCTTCTTTACGAAAATGGGCTTCGATTGCTGTTTGTTCTGTTGCAGAAAACTTACCAAATACTTTACCTACAAAACTTCCTTTTTTTGCCGCCGCTATATCTATATTTGCTTCTGCATTTGCCCATCTCTGCACATGACCACCTAATTGCGACAAATCTTTTCCTACTTTAATTGCTTCTTGAATTGCATTAGTGGCAGTTTTTAACACAGCAAATGCACTGATAGGGTCTATCATTAGAATACCTTAAATATTATAGTTAATCCTACTCCTAATATAGATATTGTACTGGTCATTGAAAGTAGTTCTAATCGTTTAATTCTACTTTCTAGATTATCAAGACTGCGTTGTGTAGAAGAACGATATACAGCACACTCACGTTCGTGTGCTTCCATCTCTGCCGCAACATCATGTATAGTTCTTGTGTCCATTATTTCGGTTTCTCTGGCATAGTAACAGCTTTTGCTTTCTCAACTGTATCTACATCTTTGGTTATATCTCTTAATTTTTGTCTATAAGTTTTCCAATCAGCAGACATAGTTACATCTGACATACCCATCCAATCACATTCAGCTAATAAATTAGTTCTTTCTTCACGAATACTAGCCATAAGTCTGTCATACTCACCATCAGCCCACTCTTTATCTCTAGCTTCAAGTTCTTTGATTTCGTCAGCAGTAAGTTTTACCTCAACACCATTAACCATTTTTGTTTTATAAATAGACATATTTACCTCCTTTCTTTATTTTTGTAATCCATATAAAGTAAATGTTCCATCAGCAAAATTACCACTATCTAAACTAAATTCTATATAATTGAGAACAACTGATTTTGTATATTGCCATGCCTCTTGAGCTACATTACGATAAAATTGACCTGTTCCTGACCTTTGCACAAGTTCATGCCTAATATGTAAACTAAGTGTTGCATCTCTTAAACCATCTATACTAAACATTCCACTTGCATGGTCGGCAACGGTAGTATGATTACTAAAATCACTTATGGCATAATCAGTTTTTGTAGACCCATTTTGTGCTGCCGCTGAACTTCCTAGTCTTGAATATTGATAACCATAGTTAAAAGTTCCTGTTTCAAATGAACTACCATTATCTGTGGAATATCTTGACCTTAATTTAGCACCTTGAGTAACAGGATTCAAACCTTGATAAGATAAAATATATTTATCATAAGTATCCGTAATTACTGTGTTGTCAAATGTAACAGTTGCTTGTGCTGAAGTAATATCTGTTGTTTGTAATTTAATCAATCCACCTGTACTTACATCAGCAAGTGTTCTTGAGTTTGCTCTAATTATTGCCATTATTTTAAAACTCCATATAAAACAGCATTACCTGCACTCATATTAGAACTTGCATGATAATATTTAAT